TGCTGGGCCGTCGCAATTGACCAGGTACAGTTCGCCTGTCGGGTTGATGTAGCCGCGCGGGTCGAACTCATCCACGATGCTGTCCAGCCCGAAGTGCTTACGAATTCGTTCAGCGTAGCGCGTCTTCCCGCAGCCTTGCGGCCCGTACACGATGGCGGATTTATTCATGATTTCCTTTCGGTTTGTCGTCAAAAACAATGCGGCGCATGTCCGCCAGGTGGCGTTCGGTAGCTGCTAGGCTGCCAGCGCTGCCGCTGCCTTCAGTCGGGCGCAGGCCGCAGTTCCACAGTTCATCCATCAGCTGCTGGGCTGCGCGCATGTCGATGTTCAGGAACGGTTCGGTATGCGATCCGATGTCAGCCTGTTCCATGGTCGCAGGCTTGGCGACGCTGAACGTGTCGCCGTTCTCGACGGCGAAGTGCAGCGCGATGCCAGCACGCCATGGCTGCGGATGGGCGTAGAATTTGCCGCCTCGCATCACGCACCGCCCGCCAGTTCAACCTGCGCCGCCTGGTTCGCCTTCTCGCGCAGCTTCTGTTCGGCCTTCTCGCGCAGTTCGGTGATGCTGCCGTGCTGGTTCATCAGTTCCCACACGATGGTCGCGGGCAGCAGTACAGTGTCACCTTCCTTCGGCTCGTTCAGCAGGAACATGCGCGTTTCGGCGGGCAGCTTTGCGTGCAGAGTGTCCAGCGTCTGCACAACCGGCAGAACAGCCGCAGCCGGTGGCGTCCACGGCTTCAGCGCCTTGGCGGTGACTTTCTTGCCGCCGTTGTCTTGCTTGGCCTTCACCAGCTTGTCGGCTGCCGCGTGGCCATGCGCACGCACCTGGTTGATGGCTTCCGTTGCCGCCACGCTGCCGTCCTTCACCAGCTGCTGCACCTGGTGCGGCGCGCTCGCCAGAATCAGCATCTGGTCCACGTGCTGGCGGGTCTTGCCGACACGGCGGGCGATGTCGTCAGGCGTCAGGCCGTAGGCAGTCAAACGGCGGTAGCCTTCCGCGATTTCCAGCGGACGTAACTTGCGGCCTTCGTTGCTGGTCATGATGCGGGCGGTGCGGTCCACATCGTTGCCAACGAACGGTTCGATGCGGATGTACTGGATAGGATCGCCCGCCGCGATCAGTTCCTGGTAAGCCGTGAAGCGGCGGTGGCCGTCCACCAGGTCAACGCCTTGACCGTCAGCCGACAGCACGACTTCCAGCGCTGGCACTTGGCCGCCGCGCTTGATGTGCGCCTTCAGTGCGTCGATGTCTTCGCGGTAGTCGTCTGCGTTCACGTCGCGCAGATTGAAGCCGTCCACGATGCGGATTGCGGACGGCACTGCTGCCATGCCGCTGTCGCCGCGCTTGACAATTTTGGCGTCGATCAGTGCGCGCCAGCTAAGTTTGATGCTCATTTGTTTGCTCCATGTGAAAGTCTTTAAAATCGGCATCGCCTTCCATGCGTTGCGTGCCGTCCTTGCGATACCAGCAGTACTTACTTCCGATCCTGTGCGGCCACTCGCGGCGCGTCATGTGAACGTAGCCACTGCAGCTGCACGAAGTTTTTCGGGTGTTGCGTGTGTTCATCCAGCTGTCAATGCGCCACGACTTTGCGCTGCACGAATTACATGCGGGTACGCGCAGGTATTCATCGGGCCTCATTGGAAATACGCGCCGCGCTTCGCACTTGCGGCAGCGGACGTGATAGCGCGCCATGCTTACAGGCGAATCACGCGCTGCGCGTCTCGACGCTGCACCTGGTTCACTGGATGATGAGCATACTTATCGCCCAGCACGCGTTTCGCGATTTCAACGCGGCGGGCATTGCGTGCAGCCATTTCGGCGGCGGTTTCTTCGGTCATCTGTTTGCGAGTGTGCAGCATGGTGATCCCCTGAAGTGGATGCGCCCCATGCTGGCGGCGCTGGTCGGTATTAGGCGGCCTTCTTGGCCTTGGACTTGTTTGCAGCGCCCTTCGGCCAGCCAGCCTGCGCAAAATCGCTGACCACGTTCGCAACCACTGGCAGAGTGCGGCAAGCGGCGGCGTCATCAGCTGGCAGGTACTTTTCGAATTCCGGAAGCATATCTACCAGCGCTTTGCGGGTCGTGCACGCCAGAGCGCAAGCGCGCAGCTTGCTTTCCAGCGCATTGCGCTTTTCGTCCTGAGAATCGTTTGCGCTATCCATGCGTTTGTACTCTTCAGCCGCCTTAGCGGATGGCGAGTAACCGTCTTTAGCGCACGGCACGCTCACGCTGCCGTAGCGGTACGCATAGTTCGTGTTCAAGAAATGGCGCAGACTTGCGTCGGAGTAGATCGCACGAACCTTCAGCGGCAGCTGCGCCACTGCGTCGTCCTGGATCAGCTTGCGCATTTGTTCCTGGTAGTCGATTTCTGGAACGTCTTGCATGGCAGCGCGAACGAAGGCGTTGCGGATGGTATTGGTCAGGCGCATAATTCTCTTTCAGTATTTGGGTTGCCCAGTGGCCGACTGGGCAGCGGTTGTGCTGCTGGGATTTTTAGTAGTAGCGAACGCGGGCGCGGGAGTTGGCAAGGCGGCTCAGCGCTTCTCGGGTGTTGCGTGCGTTGATGCTCTCGCTGATGCGCAGTCCAACAGCGCCCTTCGCGGCTTTGCGCGCCAGCTTGCTGCCGGCTGGGCGGGCTTTACCAGGGATGCGGCTACGAGTACGGCCAGCAGCTGCCATGGTCACAGGAATCTGCGGCGTAATCATCTGGTTAAAACGTGCTGCGAAGCCCATGCCGGAAGCGGCAGCGATCAGTGCTTTAGTAATCGATTTCATAAATTCCTAAGTAGAAAAATTGCTGCATAACTCATGCAGTACCGCAATTCTAACCCGGCCAAAAATATTTGCGCAAGTAAATCAGCAAATTATTTGCGACGACGCCCGCCCATGACTTTGCCAGCCCACACAATCGGGTTCTTGTAACCGCGCTTGCGGCCCAGGTCAGCGAGTGCGCCCAGGTCTTTGCATGCGGCTTGCTCTGCCAGTAGGCGTGCACGTGTTGCGCGCTTGTCGTCGTCGGTCGCTTCCTGCAGTTCGCCTTCGCCCACTTCCAGCGGCTTCGCTTCGGCCTTCAGCAGCTTGCCGCAGCCTGGGCAGCATTCTGGCAGCGGCCTGCGTATCTGCATGAAACACTGTTCGCACGTCACTGGCGGCGGTGGCGCGTTGTCGTTCGCGGCTTTCTTGCCCATGGCGCGGCCCAGCCAGTGTTCGGACCAGTCGCGTTCATCATCGGGGAAGCCGTGCCGGTTGCTGTTGCCCGCGTGGTCCAGCAGCTTGGCAATGTCTCCTGGACGCAACGCACGCCCCCAGCGCTGCATCACCTGGGACAGCGACGCGGACGGCGCGGCGTCGATCACGCACTTAATCTGCACGTCGCGCTGCGCCACTGCCGCGATGTCGAAGCCTTCAGCGAACAGCCCTTTATTCCACAGCACCTTAATGCGCCGGTCAGCATACGCCTGGATGACGCGGCGGCGTTCGGACTTGTCGGTGTTGCCGTCCAGATGCGCGGATGGAATGCCCGCCTGGTTGAACTGGTCGGCCATGTACTGGCTGAACGCCAGCGACGGTGCGAAGCCTACGGACAGTTCGTCGTTCGCATGCTTGCGCCAGTGCGTGATGATGTCGCCCAGCAGCTTCGGCTTATCCACCTTGGCTTCGACTTCGCCCGCAATAAAATCGCCCATGCGCTTGCCGACGCCGGTCACGTCCATGCCACCGTTCGGAACCCATATGCGGTAGTTCGATAGAAATCCGTTTTCCATCAGCCAGGCGGGCGTCGGACCAGGAACCATTTCATCGAAATGGGCATCTAGTCCGCTGCCATCCAGCCGCCATGGCGTGGCAGACAGCCCGATAATCAGCGTGCCGTTGTCGTGCAGCCACTTGATGACCGCAGCCCATCCTGCAGCGCCGCTGTGGTGGCATTCATCCACGATTGCGATGCGTGGCGCTTTGAGTTTCTGCAGGCGGCCTTTCAGCGTGTCGATGCTGCAGATTTGAACCGGCATCCGCGTGTCCATCGGCATGCCAGCTGCAATAAAACTGTGGTGAATTCGGAACTTATTAAATGTCTTGGACGTTCCATCCAGTAATTCGACGCGATGGCAAATAAACCATGTGTCTGCGCCTTTGGCTGCAGCCTGGCCCGCCATGTAAGACGCCATCACCGTTTTGCCGCTGCCGGTCGGAGACTGTAGCAGCACACGGCGATTGCGTTTCAGTGCAGCGCGCGTTCGGCTTACCAGGTCTTCCTGGTCTTCGCGTAGTTGTATCTGCATAATTCTGGCTGTTAGGAAATCACCAATTATAACGCGCAACAAATGCGCGATGGCAATAACTACAGCACCAGGGGAGAATGTGAAATGCCCCATGCGGGATACGAGATCGCAAAGCTGTTGCTGGCGATGACGAAGACAGCGGCGGCGGTCTTCCTGCACTCAGAAAACCACGCATCAGAAGCGGACGCGGTGATGCTGTGCGCAGCGGTGTACATCGGCCAGTGCGAGAAACGCCCGATGACGGCGGGCAAGCTATCGGCGTACATCGGCATGCCGCGTCCTACTGTGCTGCGCAAACTCGGCGAACTGGAACAACGCGGCCTGGTCAGCGCGAACAAGAAGAAGCAATGGTGCATCGCTGACAATTCGCCGAAAGTAGCAGCGCGAATTGCTGCGGCGATTGATGCGTTATTGCCACTTATTCACAATGCTGAAGCGATACTGTCCAGAATGGACACTCGCAGGATTGCGTCGAAACGACGACAAGAATTAGACAGAAATCAATCGCGGTGATTTGCAAGTAAGTAACAGTGCAACGAAGCACGCATCATTCACGCGCGATAATTTTGCATCGATAAACATAACCACACGCAACAGTTGTGGTATCATGCAATCTTTCCAGTCATCATTAAGGGGCAGAAGTGAATCCGGGAATCTACGACGACATTCCGAACGCCGACTATCACGGCGGCGAAGGCATCAGCAATTCAGGCTTGGCGATCATTCGACGCAGTCCGCTGCACTACCGTGCGCGCCAGCTGGCAGCAAACGACAACGAACCCACGACGGCGCAGGCCATCGGCACGGCGTTCCATGCGCTGCTGCTGGAACCGGAATTGTTTTACAAGGAATACTGCCTGGGCATTCGCCAGTCGGATTATCCGGATGCCATCGACAGCCGCGACCAGCTGGTGGCGATGGTCACGAAGCTGAACGAAGGCCGCCTGCCGAAGCTGTCCACCACTGGCACGAAGGACGAACTGGTGGCGCGCATCGTGGAAGCGCTGCCGACTGAAAGCCGCACGCCGGAAGTGTTGGCAGGCTTCCAGGAAATGAAGGGCGCGGAACTGAAAGCCACCATCGAAGAACTGAACGCGCTGCGTACTGGCCTGCTGTCCACCACGGGCACGATGGAACAGCTGGCCGTGCTGCTGAAGACCGAAGGCGTGGCCGTCACGCTCTGGAAGGATTTGAAAGCCGAATGGATGGCGAACAACGGCCACCGCAACGTGCTGACGCCTGAAGTGTGGGACCAGCTGATGAACATGCGCGACGCTGCTATGGCGCATCCTATCGCCCGCGCGCTGCTGACCGGCAAGCCTGGCAAGGCTGAACGCTCGGTGTATTGGATCGATGAAGCCACTGGCGAACTATGCCGCTGCCGTCCTGACTTCTGGCGCGAAGACGATATCGTGGTGGACCTGAAGACCACGGAAGACGCCAGCCCGGAAGGCTTCGGCAAATCGATTGCGAACTGGTCCTACGACACACAGGACGCGTTCTACCGCGACGGCTGCGCTGCTGTCGGCAAGCCGCTGCGTGCGTTCGTGTTCCTCGCCGTCGAAAAGTCCGCCCGCGTGGTCGAAGGTCAGCCGCTTGGCGTTGCTGTGTACCAGTTGGACGAAGCAGGCCGCGACCTGGGTCGTGCGAAGTATCGCGCAGACCTGGCCACCTATGCCCAGTGCAAGGCGACGAACAAGTGGCCCTGCTACAGCGACAAGCTGGAAACGATCAGCCTGCCGCAGTGGCACATGAACCGCAATGCGCACCTTGTCGAAGGTGTTGCATGAAGGGCCGCGTTGACTGGTGCGGCGTCGGCTTCTTTGCGATCTGCCTGGCGTCTGCCGCCGTCACGGTGACGACGCTCTACAAACTCATTTTCTAAACCACGGAAGCAAAACACACATGAGCATTTTTCAAATCGAAGAAGCGCAGCGGGAAGGCGCGCGCCTGGTTATCGGACTGGGCGGCGTGTCTGGCGGCGGCAAGACCTACACGGCCCTGCAACTGGCTTGGGGCATGACGAACTACGACGCCAAAAAAGTTGGGTTCATCTGCACCGAGAATAAACGGGGTCGCCTGTACAGCGACAGCCTGGTGGACGCGAACGGCGAAGTGCATCGCTTCCTGATTGGTGATCTGACTGCGCCATTCTCTCCGCAGCGCTACATCGAAGCAATCCAGGAATTCGAAAAGGCGGGCGTCGAAGTGCTGGTGATCGACAGCGTTTCGCACGAATGGGAAGGCATCGGCGGCTGCGAAGACATCGCCAATGCAGGCAACGCGCGCAATCCGGCATGGAATAAGGCGAAGGCCGAACATAAGCGCTTCATGAACGCTCTGCTGCAGTCACCTATGCACATCATCGCGTGCATGCGCGCCCGTGAAAAAACGAAGCAGGAAATGGTGGACGGCAAGCTGAAGTATGTGCCGCTTGGCGTCCAGCCGATCTGCGAAAAGAACTTCATGTTCGAACTGACTGCATCGCTGATGATGTGGAACGAAGGTAAGTCGCAAGACGCGCTGAAATGCCCATCCGAACTGCGCGGCATGCTGGGCCGCCAGGAAGGCTACATCACTGCCGCTGATGGTGCCGCGTTGCGCGCCTGGGTCGATGGCGCAAAGCAGCTGGACCCTGAAGTGGAACGCGCACGCAGCAACCTGAACCTGGTGTGCGAACAGGGCATGGCCGCGCTGGTTGAAGCTTGGAAGAAGCTGCCGAAGGCGATCCGCACGGCGATCAATGCAGACGGCACTTGCCCTGATGTGTTCAAGAAATCCGCCCAGTCGTTCGACTCCCAGCGCACCAGCGACGACCAGGCAGCAGTGAACGACTTGAACGCAGAACTGGCAGGACAGGCCGCTTAAGATGACCGCAGCAGCACAGAAATATTTGACCAGCAAGGAAGCCGCAGAACTGTTGCGCACGAAGGTGGGCACGCTCGCGAACAAGCGTGTGAAGGGCGAAGGCCCGCCCTTCGTGAAGTTCGGTTCAAAAGTCCTGTACGAAGTGGAAGCACTGACTGCATGGCTGAAGGCGGCTAACGACAACCAATCAAGCGACAAATGAAAAATCTCATTCAGAAAATTCAAGACTACTCTGCCAAGCGCTCCGCCGTGATTTCGTTCAGCCCTAACGGGCGCATCGACACCGACGACGTTATTGTGTCTGCTTCGCAGTTCATGGAACTTATCGGCGCAGCAGCAAACGACAACAGCGAAGGCTTCGCGGTAACGCTCGACGCCCTGGGCTATTCCAGCCTGGCGCACGTGCTGGGCCGCGCGTTCGACCAGGCGGCGAATGGCAAGGGCAAGGAACGCCACGCCAATGAACTGCCGTTCGACCAGCAGCCGATGCAAACCATTGCGCAGGCCCACGGCGTAGGCTTCCTGACTGGCCAGGCGGCGAAGAAGTCCCAGGAAGCGCTGGGCCTGCCGCACGATGCGAAAATCCGCGAACTGCTGGGCGCAATCAACTACCTGGCGGGCGCGGTGATCTTCCTGGAATCGAAGCCACGGACGATTAGCGTGATGAAAACCAGCGCAGTGGGTCGCACTGGCGAATCCTCATCAAGCATCGGCGGCCCGTACTCCGACAGCAAGCGCCAGGCGATGAAAGACGGCGCATGCAAGGCGGACAGCCTGGGCGATGTTTGCGTGTCCTGCCGCCCAAACGGGCCATGTAAGGCGGTGGCGCGTGACTGACCTGTACGACCAGGCATCCGAAACTGAAGCGCTGGCGCTGTCTGCAGCGCTTCAGGCCCAGCAAGCGAAGGCAGCAGCAGCCGTGCAGCCGGTGGCAACAGGCGAATGCCTGAACCCGCTGTGCGGCGAAGAACTGGAGCCGCCGAAGTTGTTCTGCGGTCCCGATTGCGCGCGTGAACACGCACGGCGCAGCAAGTAATTTCAACCACACGAAAGACACATCACACCATGAAATCTATCGGTTTGGCCCGCCTGGGCCGCGACGCAGAACTGCGCTACACACCTGGCGGTGACGCCGTTTGCAATCTGTCGCTGTCGTATGTCTGCGGACAGAAGAAACAGGGCGATCAGTACGCGCCCAGCCAGTGGGTTGATGCCACGCTGTGGGGTAAGCAGGCCGAAGCGCTCGCGCCGTACCTGGTGAAAGGCAGCGTGCACTGCTTCTACCTGTCGGACATGCGCATTGAAACCTACCAGAAGAACGGCGGCGGCGAAGGCGTCAAGCTGGTGGCCCGCGTCGATAACGTCGAACTGGGACCGCGTGTCGGCGGCAACGACCAGGGCGACGCACCAGCGCCAGCACAGCGTCCTGCAGCTGGTGCGCCCGCTCAGCGTCCAGCGCCACGTCCTGCACCGAACTTCAGCGACATGGATGACGATATTCCCTTCTAGCAACATTTGTTTCTTTGACGCACGTTGCTAACTCACAACACAAACCCGCTTCGGCGGGTTTTTACGAATGGGAAGACAAATGAAACAGTTTTACTGGGAAGTGAAGCGGCTGAATAAAAAGACGGCCAGGATGGTATTGCTCTGGCGCGGCGTGCATGCATGGGTTCGATTCCCTGCCAGGCATATCGATGACAGGCGCTACCTAGCGCTATGCCTGCGTGATGTACGTTACGCCGCGAAGCTTCAATTGCGCGCTGTCCGCTGAAACGCAAAACCCGCCAGTGGCGGGTTTTTTTGTCGTCGCTATCTCCCCGCGTTGCCGGGATTTGGCCGCCGCATTTCTGCATCGGCTCAGGCTCGTTTGCGCCCAGTCCTATCTGGAAAGTGGCGCGGTTGGCTGTGGTGCAGGAATCGAACCTGCTGAAGTCGCTGGGGCCTTGCTCGTTCTACCCGAATCGCCTTGCGCGTCCGCTTGGCGCTAACCACACGGCTGGCGACTTCCATGCTTGTCTGGCTACTGGACCGGCATTATCCGGTTCGCTGCGCACCAGGGCAGAAATCGCCATGCGTGTGGCGACTGGTTGAGCCAGTCAGGCTTGTGGTGGGCCGGGTCGCAACCGGCTAAGTTTCCAGCATGCTGGGCTAGTCCTTTCGGGATGCACACCACACGACTGCTGACTGGACTATCGGATACAATCGCCACTGGTTCGCATCAGTGAACTGCCCTCGGCACGATTGCTTGCGCTCCGCTGCGCTCATCCAATCAGCATGCGTGTGGTGCCTGTCTTTCCAGGCTGTCATGCCTGCCCACACCAGCTGGGCCACTGCCTTACGGCTTGCGCCGCGTCACGGATTCGAACCGCGTCCTTTACCAAATCTCGGCAAGCGAGCTGGAATCGAACCAGCATGCTCTGTCGGGCTTTCGCCCATGTTCTAGCCGGTTACGTAATCCGGCACTGGCTTTTACAGTCGTTCGCGCCCCTGCCTGTCTATTCCAGGCTGTCTTCACATGCCGCCGAAGCGGCCCGCAGTGCGACAGGCAGGGATAAGAGGCCGCTACATTTCCCCTGCATGCTCAAGGATCGTTTCCGAACGGTGGCGAGCAAGAAACCAAATTATGCCATCACGCAGCAATCTTGTGTTGTTGTTTCTTCACAACGTTGCGTTCAAACCACTTTTCCCACTTCTTCATGGCTTCGCGCATCTGCGGCAAATAGTCGGCGTGGTCGTAATGCTTGCCGCCAGTGTCGCCGCGTGCGTGTTGCTGGATCAAGTCGCGCGTGAACCTGTCCACGCCTGCGCCGTCGCCCATGCGTGATTTCCATGTGCGGCGCAAGTCGCGGGCCTGGAAGGGCGCGCAGCAGTCCAGCGATGCGATGTGATGCGACACGGCCAGGAAGCCCATGCGGTCGGCCTTCGATCCTGTGCGCGCCGGGAACAGCGGGCCGTCGCCGTGCCAACGCTTCAGGCGTTTGAAAATCTCGTTCGCCTGGGCGGGCAGGGGGATGAAGTGCGGTTTCTTCCGGCCCTTCGTCTTGTGTGCTGGAATGGTCCACAGCGCGCGCTTCGTATCGACTTCGCAGCCGTCCACCTTGATGGTTTCCTGCACACGCTGGCCGCACAGCATCACCAGGCGCGCGCAGTCGCCCGATCCTTCATCCGTCAGCGATTCCCACACGGCGGCCATTTCTTCGGGCGACAGGTTGCGGCTGCGTTCCTTGCTCGCGCGCTTGTCCTTCGGCACGGCCATCACAGGGTTCACCAGAATGCCCCAGTCGTATGTCACGTCCTGGGTGTAGTCGTTCGTGGACTTCATCGCCCAGCCGAACGCTGACGACATGTAGGTGCGCTGGATGTCTGCCGTGCGCAGCGCGCCACGCTTGGCTGCTGCCGTCAGCGGCACGCGAATGTCCGATGGCGTCACGTCGCCCGCCAGCTTGCTGCGGCCCAGCTGGTCGGCTGCGTTGAACTTGCCCGTCAGCAGAACGTTTTCGACGTGGCCAGCTGAACCAGCGTCGCGTGCCTTCAGGTGCGCAACGTATTTCTTGAACAGGTTTTCGACAGTCGGCACTTCGCCGATGAATTCAATTGCGGCTTTCGGCTTCGATGACGACTTGACCAGCGGCCTGATGTCGTCGCCGAACTTCGTCCTGGCGTCGGCAAGGGTCATATCCGGGTATCGGCCCAGCTGCTTTTTGCCGCGCTCGCCTGCCTTCTTCCAGTGTGCAAACCAGATGGCATTCACGCCCGCGCTGGTCCTGCGGATGCGCAGCCGCAGACTTCCTTCGCCCTTGTTGCGGTTGCCGTCGTTAAGCACAGTTTCGCCCTGGCAGTCGCGGATTGCGGCATCAATTTGGGTTTTCGTCAGCACGCCTTTGCCCCTCGTTTATTGGTTTCCAGGGTGCCCTACAGGGTGCCCCAGGCGGTCAAGTGACCGGCCTTTGAAGCATTTACAGTTTTGCCGCTGCGGGTCAAATTCGCGTTGTGGATCAACGGGATGCGATTGCTTCAGGTGATGCGCAATTATACCCGATTATAGGGCGCAAGCAGCCTTCCAAGCTGAGGACGGCGGTTCGATTCCGCTCACCCGCTCCAGTAAATGATTTGCAGTGACAATTAGTTATTGGAAGTCTTCAGCTTCGAAGCTGAATACGTCAGGGTGCCCTCTAGGGTGCACTACAACCGTAGTCACTGCGTCACAGGCACTTCTTGAATTTTTGCGATGCACTTTGTGGGAACGTTTTCCACAAATTAAAAAGCCGCCTCAGTGGGCGGCTTTCTGTTGACAATGGAAACGAATCAAGCCGCGAATTCGGCGGAAGGCGTGTTGTCGTTCGCTGGCGTAGGAAGTGCGAGCGGTATGCGCCGCTTCGCAATCTCCATGTAGTCGTCGCTAATTTCGATCCCTACGAACTGGCGTCCATGTGCAACGGCCATCTTGCCGGTGGTGCCGCTGCCCATGAACGGGTCCAGCACAAGTTCGCCAGGATTTGACCAGCTTAGGATGTGGTCACGCGCCAGGGCTTCGGGAAAGATCGCTGGATGTTCATACGCCAACCTGTCTGACGCCGACGCGCCGCCGCTGACGATATATGTCCAAACGTTCTGCTTCTTCACTACTTCCTTGATCGGCACTTCCTTTTTGGTGAACTCGCCTTCTGTGTTGCGATTTACGGCGCGGAACCGAGTAGTGCGCTTGTCGTTCCACTTGTTGCGGCGCGGCACTTCGATGGCGTTCAGCCTAGGTGCTCCCTTGCTGAACACGAACATGAATTCAAACGCCTGGTAATAGCGCGTCGCGCCGCCGACTGGTGCGGGATTGTCTTTGTGATAAATCATGGTGTCGTGCAGGTTGAAGCCACACTGCATGAAGAACAGCGCCTGCTTGAACGATGTGCCTGTTTCGCTGCCGTTCACGGTTGCATCACCGACAACCCATACGACAACGCCGCCGTGTTTCGTGACGCGGTACAGTTCGCGTGCGATGGTTTCAAAGTCGAAGTGGAAGCCGTTGTATGTGCGTAGGTTGTCGTATGGCGGGCTGGTCACGGTCAGGTCGATGCTGTCGCTTTCCAGAGTTTGAAGAACCTGCGCGCTGTCTCCCAGGTGAAGTTTGAAATTGTCGTTCGCGGGCGTCATTTCGTTTCCAAGTCGAGTTAAAGAAACTCGATTCTCGCACACAACGATTCGTTGTGGAATGTTATTTGTACATCTTTTGCGTTCACGCAACTTCACGCGGCATCATGCATGCTGAAATTGATTCCAGGGTGCCCCTCAGGGTGCCCTACGAGGGAAAGTGACCCATCATTGATGCGTAAGGGTTTTTCTCGATTTTCGACGTTTTCTGCTGTTGAGCCAACGGGTTAGGATGGTCGCCCGTGAGTTGCAATGATGTAGCGTGACTACTTCAATTCAGCCTTCCAAGCTGAATACGAGGGTTCGATTCCCTTCACCCGCTCCAATAAAATCAATGACTTACAGCGCAAATTGCTTGATGCTTAAAACTCGGGGTGCCCCACAGGGTGCCCCGCCAGGAAAGTAATCACGTCGCGTCGTCCGCAATAATAATGTGTCACTCCGCTTCATCCTCGACAGCAGCGCCGCCTTCGGTCGGCGTTTCCGCTTCCAGGTCGCACACGTAGCCGCCTGACTTGTCCAGCCGGTGCGCGACGCGCGTCACGATCCATTCGCCGTCAACGCCATCACGGAATCCGATCATGGTCAGCGGGCTTTCGGCTGCTGCGTCTGGTCGTCCAGGCATCGTCAGTGACAGCGTGGATTTCTTGCGGTCGCGCTTCGCCAGTTCGGCCTTCGCGGCGGCCAGCGCCATGTCCTGCGTCGGGAAATAGCGTTTCATCCTGGTGACGGGTTCGCCGCTGCCCACCTTCACTTCGTGGCGCTTGGCCTGCTTCACCTTGTGGTAATAGGCCACGACGGTGCCGGAACTCTCGCGCGCGGTTTCGGTGACACGGAAGCGCGAAACGTCGTCGTTCGACGTGATCGACAAGCTGGCCAGCGCCTGGCCGCCTACAGACTTCGATTCGCCGCGCTTGGCCAGCACCAGCTTCCCGTTCGCAGGCTTCACGATGGCGTCGTAGTTCTTCCCGATGCGCACCAGCATGTTCAAGTCGCTTTCGTCGGACTGGTCGATGTGCGGCAGCGTGATTGATTTCAGCGACGCGGCCACGGCTGGTTCCATGCCGTGTTCCTTCGCGATCTTCGAAACCATGTCGCCCAGCTTCGTGTTCGACGGCCAGCTGCGTGTCTTCTGGCTCTGCAGGTTCGCTTTGCCCTTCGGCGTCTTGTCGAAGATAGCGCCGCGTGCGCGGATCACCATTTGGCTTGGCCAGCCGCTGTATTCAATCTCGTCCACCACGAACATGCCCATGGGCTGCGCTTCGCCGTCGTAGCCAAGCGACACTTGCAGTTCCGCGCCCTTCGGCGGTCGCTGTATCGGCTCGCCGCTGTCGTCCAGCACGATTTCCAGCATGTCGGACGTGATGCCGGTTTCGTCCGTCAGGTTCATGGAAATGAAGCGCGAAGCAATGGCTTCCGTGATGTCGGAATCGTTCGCCACGACTTTGAACGTAGGCATCAATCCCATAGCTTCAGCCCAGCCTTGACGGTTGGCGCTTCCAGCGTCGGCAGTTCGATGTTCAGGCCAGGCGGCAGACCAGGACCGTGTTCGGCCAGGCCAGGGTTTGCGGCCAACACCTGTTCGACCGTGCGATTGTCCTGCGAGCCGTAGAACTTCCAGGCGATGTAATCGACGGTTTCGCCCGCCCGCGTTGTGTAGGTAGCCATCAGCCGATCTTCTTCAGTACGGATTGCGCGCTGGTGCGGACGCTCACGGCCAGCACGTTCACGCGGTTGATATCGATCATCGCATTGCGCACTGCGCTTGCCGCCGCCTGGTCAGCGATGTTCGCCAGCTTCAGCACGCCAGACGCAGCGCCAGCTGCTCGCGACACTTCAGCACCGACGTGCACCAGGCTGTTCATGGCGCTTGGAATGCTCGCAATCGAATTCACGTTTCCGAGCATGCGCGCCGCGTCGCTGCCAGCGTTCTGCAGGCGCTTGGCCGTGTTCAGGCCATTGCGTACAGCCGCATTGATGCTGGACGCCTGCGCGCCGATTGCGCCCGCCATGCCGGCGATTGTGGATACGGCACTGGTCAGGCTTGACACAAGGCTGGTTGTGCCTTTGGCGGCAGATGAAGCCGCCTGTGTCGCGCTCGACAGCGTGCTGGGAACTGGAATGGCGCTGGTAATCACGGCGATTGCGCCGCCGAAGTCCTGGCCGTCGTCCTGGTAGCGGCGCAGGCTTAATGTGAATTCCTGTTTCAGCGCGACGCCCTGCGGCCCGAAGATGGTCCCGCGTTCTTCGACTTCTTCGATTACCCACTGGCCCAGCATGTTGCCGCGCCCGTCGATCAACGTTTGCGGCTCCAGCTGTTCTGCCAGGCTGCGCAGGTCGTTCAGCTGCTCGGTGCCGCTGAAGAATTCTGGATAGACCACGCCAGGCAGCGAAATCGTGTCCGTGCCGTAGCCGGTAGCCTGCAGCGCATCGTCCTTGCCGAAGCGCTCATTGCTCGCCCATTTGTATGCAGTCCTGCGCTGGATTTCCTGGTAGGCGGCAGTGGTGATACCAAAGCCGAAGGAACCCAGGCGCATCATGATGTCGCTCATGGTTTAATGGTCCGTAAGTGATCCACGCTGCTGCACAGCGGCGTCGCGCTTCATCATGTCGGCGATACGTCGCGCCAGCTGCTCTGTCGATTCGCCAGGCTGCTGCGTGATGTTGAATTCGTTGTTGTTCGTGACTGGTGCAGCACCAGCAGCGCCAGCGCCAGCGCCTCGCAGTGCAGGCAGCTGCCCGTTCGAACGCAGGTATTCCGTTTCCGCCGCAATGCGCTTTGCCTGCGCTTCGTTTGCCATGTTCGACAAGCCGATGAAGCCGCCCACGCCTTCGATGCCGCGCGCCGTGCCGGATTCGGCCTTTTGCCACCAGTTCATCTTCGACCAGTTTGTATCGTCCTGCTTCTGGTCGATGGCCTTGCCGCCCACGCCGAACTTGCCAGCGGCATAGTCGGCGGCGTTCGCCACGGCCAGCAGCCCAATGGCCACCTTAGCCATTCTGGCCAGCGCGCCGCCCGTCGTGGTCGCGGCGACGCCCTGCGCCGTTATGGCGGTCGTCTGCGCGGCGATGGCGGTAGTAGATGCGACAGCTGCAGCCGCCGTGCGCAGCTGGATTGCAGCGTACAGGCTCATGCCGCCAGCCGCTACGGTGATAACCGGCCCCAGCACAACCAGCGCAGCGCCCAGGCCAGTGATGCCGACAGCGGCAACCTTTACCAGCGTGCCGTGCTTCTCTGCGAACTCGTTGAAAGTCTTCAGCGCGTCCGCGCCTTTTTCAAGCGCGGCGGTGTACAGCGGCAGGATTTCGTTGCCCATGCGCAGCTTGGCATCAGCCAGCTTAGCTTCGGCTTCCAGTTCTTTGCCGCTGGCGCTGTTCTTGCCTTCCTTGTCCAGCTGGTCGATGTTCTGCGCGCCCTTGTTGCGAGCCGATGCGCGGTGGATGTTTTCGCGCTGGCGATACATTTCAGCCAGGAACGAACCGCCTACGCTGTTCGACACAATCATGCCGATGGTGTCGATTACCTGCTTTTCGTCGGTGATGCCCTTTTTGGCCAACTGCGGTAGCAAAACCTTTTCCATCCATTCGAACGGATTTGCGCGGAACAGGTCGGACCCAAGCAGCGCGCCTGGCTCCATGCTCGATACCTGGCCCGCCTTGTCGTGCTTTACTTTGGTTTTGTCGCCGATCAGGCCGAAGCGCTCCAGGTTCAGCACGGAACGCTTTTTGGAAACGCCCTGGTACAGCGACTTGTACAGCGAATTCAGGCCGGTGCCTGCGCGGTCACCGCCCATTTCCTGCACCAGGTGCTCGAACGTGTAGAACAGCGCTTCGCTGTCCATGCTCTTGCCTGCCAGGCCGCCAGTGGCCAGCATGTGCCGCCACTCGGTCGCGCTGACGCGGCCACCAGTGGCGCTGATGACTTGCTGGATTATGTTCGCCTGCTTGCTGAATTCCGCTTCGGATTTCAGGCCGCCGCGTGTCTCGATCACTTTCAGCATATCCATGAACTGCTGGCTGTTCTGCTCGCCGCGCTCGTTGCCGAATACCGCCTTGTTCGCGAACTTCATTTTCGCCATCAGCGGCGCGACCATTTCGGCGTGGTGCAGGTCGGCAAACACGCTCAGGCCGTCGCGCATCAGTTCCAGGTTTTCCAGCTGGCTGGTGCCGAACGTCTTCATGTCCTTGGAAAACTTGTACGCCTGTTCGTTGGTCGCCGCGCCCATGCCCAGCGCGGCAACGCGCGCCTGTTCGGTTTGGTAGTGCTTCGCTTCCTTGACGCCTGGCACAGCGGATGCGATCAGCGCGCCACCCGCGACGGTTACGCCGACTCCCGCATTGCGCACCGTGCTTGCTCGCCCGTTGATGCGGGCGCTTTTGGCTTCCGCGTCAGCCAGTCGCTTCTGTGCGGCGCGCAGCTGGTCAACGGTCTTGATGGTGTCGGCGTACTTCTGGCGCAGGCCGTCCACGTTCTTGCCCATCTTGCCGAACGTGTTGATGCTGTCGCCCAGCAGGCGCTGGCGCTTGTCCAGGTCGCGAAGGGTATTGCCCAGGCCGCGCATCATCGACGTGGTGGAGCCGACAGCAGCACGCAGTGTGCTGCTGACGGTCCCGCCGATGGTGATCGTAGTGTTTAAACGCTTATTTGCCATTCAATTTCGCGAGTCGATCAAGATAGTCCATAAACCGCGAAGTCGGCATGGCTAGAATTTCCGCTTCGGACCAGCTGGTGTACGATGCCAGCACCAGAATGCCATTAATGCAGCGGTCTTCGCTTAGTCGAAAAAACCTTCGTAGGCCACCTGCAGCCGCGCGTAATCCTTCAGTGGCAGGCGGTCCAGGTCACTCGGTGCAAGCTCGCACAGGTTCTGGAAAATGTTGGCTTCGCGCTCGCCCATATCGGTGGTGTCCTTGAACGCAACGCGCTGGTCCTTCACGGTTGGTTCGCGCATGCGCAGTGCTTTCACCTTAGTGCCGCCCAGGTCGAAATCGCGGGACAGGGTAATGTCTGCAAAGCCGTCGCCGTAAGTTACGTTTTTATTTTTCATGATGCCTCTGATGAATTAAATTGCTGGCCGCCGAAGCAGCCAGCCGGTCGATCACATGCCCAGGTTCGCGCGCTGTTCAGCCAGCACGTCCACGCCGTTCACGATGTGAATCATGTTAATAACGTCGATTTCCTGCACCACAGTGTCGCCGTGCTGCAGGCGGTAATAGTTCAGGTTCATGCTGACCTTGATATCAGGCTTCGAACCAGCTTCGACGGTGCCCTGGTCAATCTCGGTGATCTGGCCGCGCAACACGTGCGTGACTGGCGTGCTGGTGCCGTCGTAGCTCTCCAGGTTTTCGCGCAGCGTCAGCGGCACATACTGGCCTTCAGCCAGACCGAACAGCGACAGCACATCGCGGCTGAACTGGATCATGGAGAAATCCGCGTCCATGGCTTCCATGCCCATGCCAAGTTTGACGGGCATGTTCATGCCGCCGCCCCGGAATTCTTCGGTCTTCTTCGTCAGCTTCGGCGGGTTGACGTTGTTGACCTGGCCAGCGTAGCCGCTGCCGTCAACGAACAGATTGAAATTTTTGCGAACGTCGCGCGCAGTCATATTAGAAAATCTCCTTGATGTAGTCGTTCACCAGGTGGCTGCGGAACGTGATGTGTTCTGCCGGGTAGACTGGCGTGAAGTCGAAATCGAAGTACACGTGGCCGTTCGCGATCTGGTCGGCGGTGTTCAGCTCCTCATCGGCCCAGCACTTGCCGCCCAAGATTGCGCCGATGGCCTTCAGGTGGCGCAGGTAGGCGTTCACGCTCTCCACGACTTCGGTCACGTAGTTTTTCGTGATGCCGCGATCCACAGCCCAGCGGTGTGCGCGCAGGATGCTGTCGTTGATGATGTCGGCGCTGCGCACGACGCACAGGAACTGCCATTTCGGATCATCGGACAGCGTGCGGTTGCCCCACAGGCGGTAGCCATCTTCGCGCACGATGGTGGCCACATTCGCTTCGTTCAGCAGGTTGGCGCGGCTGTTCGGGTCGTCCAGCGCGAAGTCGATTGCGCGGGCGGTGCCGACGATGCCGTTGAACAGCTGATTGGACGGACTCCACCAGAAACCCAGTTCGTTGTCGATGCGGGCCTGGATGCCAGCAGCGCCAGCGCTTGCGTACTGGCTGACCAGTGCGCCGCCTTCGGACTTCACCACTTGCGGGTCGATCACATACACACGCTTGCTGCCGAAGTCGCCAGCGTAGGCGATGGCTGCGGCGTCGGTGGTGTTCGGGCCGTCGGCGAAGATCACGGCGCGCAGGCGTTCTGCGATGCCGATCATTTCCGCCACGACAGCGTTGCCAGCGGTGCCAATGGTCGCGGTGATGGTCGCTCCAGTGCCAGCGCCTGCGCCGGTCAGGGTGAAAGTCGGCGCTGCGGTGTAGCCGCTGCCGCTGTGCGTTACTTCGCGTTTGGTGATCGCGCCGCCGCTGATGGTGATGCGCGCTTGTGCGCCGCTGCCGCCAGTGCCGCCAGTCGCGTTGATGGTATAGACGCCATCGGTGTAGCCACTGCCAGCTGCGCCAGCCAGGGCGATCACGCCGCCAGTCACGCGCTGATGCGTGAAGCCAGGCGCGATCAGGATGCGCGGCTGCTGGCCGGTGACGGCCTTCGCAGCCAGCAGCGCCTGCATGCCCAGATACTGGCCGGTGTTGCTGTCCACGCCGCCGATGATATTGGCCAGGGTTTCGGGGTCGGTCGCTTCTTTCTCGACGCGGATCACAACGACAACAGCGCCAGCCTGGTCAAAAATCGAATCCAGGGCGGAAGGCAGGGTGCCAAGGCCGTTGCCGGTTGTGTCCAGCTTGGCTGCCAGGGTGCGCGAGTTGGCCACCAGGACAGGGGTATCCAGCGGGAATGCGGTTGCGTCGGCGTCGGGCGCTGTGCCGACAATGCCGATGACGCTGGAACGAACCGTGCTAATCGGGCGCGAACCGCCGTCGATGTTCACGACTTCGACGCCGTGCAGGAAAATTTCGCTCATAAGTGGGGTTGTCCTGGTAAAAAATCGGATTTCTCAGCCCGCAGTTTGAAGGCGAAACGCCGCTTGTTCCTCTGGTGGGTTTTCCAACAAAAAAAGCCGCCCAATACTGCGGCGGCAAAGGCGAACGGAAAATGTCGGTCAGGTCTTGATGATTTTGTTCAGCACCACGGAAGGCTGAACGTTCGGGTGTGCGCTGCCGGAGCCCTGCGATGCGTTGGTGATCGATACGCCGGTCGATGCGCTATTGATGGCTGCGGCCTGCTGCAAATAGAAAATCGAAGAGCCGCCAGTACCGCTGGAACCGCTTGAATACGTGGCGGCTGCATTATGGCCGTGTGTGTGGCCTGGATCGTTCAGCGTGTTGGCGTGCGTGTGTGCGGGCATCTGCGCCGTGGTCAGCGTGTGCGTCTCGCTGCCGCCAGCTGCGCCCAGCGTAGTGCCAGTGATGCCGCTGGCTGCGCTTGTCACGCGATTAGCAGCTGCGCCGCCCATGTTGTCTTTGCCGATGACGGCGCGACCACGGCAATCTGGTAGGCTGAAATGTGTACCGTCTACAGCGCCGTAAGTCGTTCCGATGGCCGCAAACAGGTTCGGGTAGTCGGTTCGCAGTAGGGACTGGCCGTAGCACATAAGCCAGTCAGTCGGCGCGGTAGTGCCTGCAAAGTCCAGAACGGTGCCGGTCATACCGGCCCACAAGTCAAGTAATCGGCTCATACACTCCCTTGTTTGAGGATGGCGGAAACGTCAGGGTTCGCCGCCAGAAATGCCTGCAGCTTAGCCACAGGGTCGTTGTCGTTTGCTGGCGCTGGCTTCGTCACCAACGCCCAGGCCGTGCCGTTCCAGTGCGGCACTTTGCCTGCAGGGATGCTCTGTGGTGGCTGCACAAGCGTGCAGCGCGCAGGGACAAGCCATACGCCAGGTTCCAGCGGGCTTTCGTCGGCTTCGGTTTGGCCTAGCAGCAGGCCGGAATTGTCGAACTGATATGCGGTCTTTGAAGTCATTTCACTGCCCTTAGAATTTCACGCAGGCCAGCAGCGCAACGTTGCGCGAGCGGGTTTCCGATGCGAAGTTACCAACGGTGCCAGCCGTCTGCGTGACCCATTGACCGCCAGTGCTCCCGTTGCCCACATCGGCGTCGCCGTTTGACTGGTTGTAGTTTGTGCTGTCCAAAGGACCCCAAACACTACCAGCTGAAATGCCTTGCGTGTTCATCAGGTGGTTATGGTTCTGCATGGCATGGCCCTGCGCCGTACCAATCGCGCGGCCAGCGTCAATTCCGCGACCGTCATCCCACCCGCGAATGAATTCACCGCGCAAATCTGGCAGGTTGAACGTGTTGAAGCCATCGCCAACCCCGAACGTCGTGCCGATGGCCGCGAACAGGTCGGCGTATGCAATTCGATTCACGGCAGCGCCGTTAGCCTTCAGCCAGCCAGCTGGTGCAGTGCTGCGCGCGAAGTGCGACACTTGGCCGGATGGTGCCATCTGTCGCGTCTCTGCTTTGTTGAAAACGTCCAGGTTTGTGCGCGCTACTGCCTTATCGGGAACGTCGGACAGGTTCAGGTCGCGGGCCAGCGGAAACGGCACGCTGCCAAGTGGTTCGTTTTGCGTAATGCGGATGATCGCCCCAGCTGGGTACGACTTGCCCAGCACAACCTTAGTGTCGGGGAAGGTTACGTCTTCCAGCCAGCCATCCACGCCAGCTTCGTGACCGATGCGGACGCCTTCGATATAGACAGCTGCCCCGCGCGTTGTGACTACGGCGAGAGTAACAACAGTCTGCGAAGCGGCCAGCGTCTGCTTTTCTTCGATCACATCCACCACGACGTTTGTCGTGTCGGGGTCGCCCCACTCGGTGTCACCGTCCGCGTTCGACGCCTTGCGCAAAATCTGGCCCGTGGTCCCTCCAGGAAGCAGCGCTGCTGGCGTGATGTTGTTGACGATCCAGGCTTGAGTGGCAACGGCCACGTTCGGATCAATCTGCAACGTGATGACATCGGCGTTCGATACTTTGAACTGCAGTCGCACTACCATGTCCGAAAACGCACCTTCGGCGTCGGTCGGCTTGTAGGTGTCGGGGATGTTCGCCACAGCGAACAGTCCGCCGTCAGCATCGAAGATGCCGCATTCGCGCACGGTGAACCCGCCTTCAGCAGCTGGCACGACCAGTTCCGCCGTGAACATTAGCAGGTCGTCAGGGTCTTGATAGACGCGGTTCACCGTGTCGCGGTACAGCTCGCGCACAAGTGCGGTCTGGCCTTGATTGGGCGTGACTGGATTGCCATTGCCGTCGCCGACAGCCATGTGCGTCAGCACGATGGGGGTGCCAGTGGCTTCTGCCGACGCTACTTTCGCCAGGCCGTATGCTGTGTGGATGGTTTTATAGATCATCTTCAAGTCCGTTCGTTGGTCATTGCGGGCTGTACCAACCGTTGATCTGCAGGCTAGCGCCGTTGGCGCCAGGATATCCGCCGTCTGCGTATTTCACGCTGACAACTGATGAAGTCATCAGGCCAGTTAGCCCCTTGCCGGTTAGGGCTATTTCCGTGCCAACCGCTCCACCCATCAGCTTTGTGGTGTCATAGGGGAATGGGAGCGTGTAGCGAATATCACCCGCACCAGTGCCGTTGGTCGTAATCGGAATGTTGATGCTGTAATAGATCAGCCCGCCGTTGCGCATGTAGTTCGCAGTCACTGCGCCAACCGTTGTAAGTGTCCCGGTTCCGGCTGTTACAGTCGGAGTCCAGGCAAATGCTGCATCCGGCGCATTCCCCGATACTCGGTATTCCGTGACGGTGGCGGTGTCGATAAACGGGCGATACTGGAAATTCAGGTCCATGACCCTGTTGTCATAGACGCGTACAGGATTGCCTGCTGCCACACCGTTTTTGATGTAAATGTTGTAGTCGGCGGTTGTGTAGCCGCACCCCGTGAACTGGTTATCAGTCACGAATAGCCCCGACGTTGGCGTAGCCGTCAACGCATACTGTATCGACCGGCGCGCAACGTTGTAGAACTTGTTTTTCGTGATGGACATATTGGCAAGATCAGTCGGGCCGGATGGGGTCGCATCAGCACACCAAACGCCATGTCCAGCGATATTCCGCATCTCGTTGTTGTCGATATCGACTCTGCGATATGCGTACACGTAAATTGCGCAGGTGTACGTCAAAACCCAATAGGTCGCATTGGGCGGCGCTTGGTTTGTGTTCGCCACGATACACCGGTATGTACTGCCTCCAGAGCTAACGATCTGCCCAACCGCATACGCTGTCGCGCCGCTCCATGCTGGGCCAATCGATACCGTGTCGATGCGGTTATTTTTGATGGACGAATCCATCAGTGCGCCGACATAAATAGCCGCCGCGCCCGCCTGGTTAGCTGGGTTTTGTCCAGCAGAAATAATGCTATTGCCTTCAATAACAATATTGCTGGCCATTGCGGTGTTGCTGCCCCACAGGTAGCTGGAAAAACCACAGCTAGACGAGAAATACGAATAATTGCCGGTCGCTATGACGTTATGGCAGCTGGAAAGATTGAATCCGTTACCAGTCACATTGCCGTAAGCAATATTGCCATGGAACGTCCCGAACTGTGGCGGCGAAAGTGAAGGGCCGCTATCCCAGACTGCCGCGAAAGCATCGTCGCCGCTCGCATAGACGCGGTTTTCAGTGCATGTAAAACCATTTGCACCGTCCGAGAAATGGATACCGTCCGCCTTCGGGGAAATCACCACATTACCGTGCACGCGTGTGCGCGTGCTTGCCGAAACCCATACCCCTGCAGACGGAATGTCGTTCAATGTGCAGCGCTCGACGGTGGCATTTGTGGCACCTGACACACTTATGCCAAAACCATAACCAGTATTCCGCAATGCCGCAGGATCGCTGCGCATACGCACGCCAATTGCGCCGCAATCTACCCCGCCGATGATAAGGCAGTGGTTGTATGCGAATGGCGGAAGCGTGTAATAAATCTCGCCAGGGCCTTCCAGCGTGACGCCAGTACCTGAAATTCCAAGCGAGTCAGAAACCTTGTACCGGCCCGCTGGCAGCTTGACCCGGCATCCCTTTATTGTGGCTGCGTAGTCCAGCGCGGCCCTGATTGCCAAAGTGTCGTCAGCGCCAGAAACAAACGCGTTTGAGCCGTTTAAAACGGTATCGCCAACGGCTCCAAAATCCTTGACGCTGACGGTTTCCCTTAGCTTGTCTTGTATGGCGCGCGCAATCGCACCTGCTGCATTTTGAATAAATGCAGTCGCGGTCTTGACGATGTATGCGGCGATATTTGATAGCTTTGCGCGTGCCCAAACACCTGCTTTTTTGAACGCCCAGGTCTCAGTGCCGTCAAGCGCGGCCGGTTCGGATGCCGCCGCATCAGGATTAAGCGCCTCCGTGCGGTTCGTAAGTGCCTGCGCCTGCAGGTTCATCGGGCCGCCTGGGCCGCCCAGCGCTGCCGTAGTGATCGGCAGTTCTACGACGTTATCCCAGCCAGGTGTCGGGGTCAGGTTCGACATTTAGTTAAATACTCCATCAAGATTCTGCGAGCCATCCAGCTGCCAGCCGCCATCAAGCAGCAGTGGCGAACCGGCTTGCGGCTCATATTTCACGGTGATTTCGCTGCCGGTCAGTGATGCGCCAGCAGTGAATAGGCGCGCCTTCGTCGTTATCGTCGGGATTACGGTTTCCAGGTGCGAGCGCAGATTTTTCGTGGACTCGACGACATCAAGAATTCGGGCCAGGTCGCCGTCACTGATGCCCACCTGGTCAACGTCCAGGTGCAGCAGGAACGTGTATTCAGGCCCAATCGGTGTTTGGTTGAACCACTCTTGAACCTGAACATCGAAGCCCAGCGCGGCCAGCGCGCGCTTCACTGCTCCGATAGTGCCCTTGTGTTGATGGACATAAACGGAATCGCGGATGGTCTGGCGCTTCTGTTCATCGGTCCAATCGGTTTGCCAGGCGTCAACGGAATACTGATGCGCAAGCCACGGCAGCAGGGCAGCAGGGCATGCGCTCGGGTCTTTCGATTCCCGCACCAGCACAGGCACATCGGAAATGCGCGCAGTCGCGCCTTCCATGGCGCGTTCCTGCGCCGTCGCACTAGATGGCAGCAGGGTGTCACTCACCAATGCCACCATTCGTCAGCGTGATGGCCGTGCAGCGTGCGGCCTGGCCCCAGTCCGCCACGATGTCAGCGGTTGGCTGCGTCAGCGTCACGTTCTGCACGCCGTCCTGGTGCAACGCGTGGTAGATGCCAGACAGCGTGATGTCGCGGCCCAGTCGCATGCTGGTTTCGGTGTAAGACTCGATTGCGGCCTGCGATGCCGCCATGACAACAGCCGCGTCAGGCCCGCTGTATGTCTTGATGGTGGCAACAACGGTGTACGGCAAGATGACGGCGGCCTGCACGGTCACGTTGTCGGTCAGTGGTCGCACGTCGTCGCCCAAAGCCGCAGTAACAGCGGCCAGCAGTTCAACCGATGCAACGCCATCATCCACGCGGGACAGGATGGCGACACTTACAGCGCCAGGCGTTGGACTGGTCGCTGCAGCATCCAGCACGTCGGCGTCAGCGCTCAGCGAGTGGAACAGGTAAGCACCTTCCGGCCCCGCCGTGCTGAAGCCTTCGAACGCCAACTGCACGCGACGGCGCAGCGCTTCGTCGCCTTCGTAGGTCGGCGGCACAGGCGGGATTGCGTCAGGATTGCCCGCATCCAGCAGCAGGCGCTGCACGTTGTAGTTCGCAGCAATGTTGTCCAGGTCTGCTCCAACAGCGTAGGCCAGCGTCGTTGCCTTGATGGCTTCGTTGACGCGCTGGCGCAGCAGGAATTCGCGGTATGCGGCAACTTCCAGCACCTTGTGCGCCGGGTCGGATTCCACCATGGCGGTAAATGATGCGTCGCGCGCTACCAGGTCGGCAACCATCGCCGCCAGGATGGTTTCATAATCCAGCGGCTCAACAGCTGCAGGTAAGGGCAGCTGCGACAGGTCTACAGCGGTGAAAGAACTTGCCATTAGCTTTTCTTGATAACGATGCCGTCCAGCGTCACCACGCTGCCTTCAGGCAGGTAGTCACCCGTCACGTCCAGTTCGACGCTGCCAGGCGATGCGGTAACGACGTTGATTTTTTTCACTCGAAAGCGCGGCTCCCACTTGTTGATGGCCGTCACGCCCGCAGCGATGATTTTTGTAATGGTTTCGCGGTTAATGGGCGCATCGATCAGGCGCGGCAGTTCGCTGCCGTAGTCGCGACGCATCACGCGCGTGCCAAGTGGCGTGCGCAGGATGTCGGCGACGCTCTGGCGCATATGCTCCAGGCCGCCCAGCCGCTTGCCAGTAGATGCGTTCATTCCGTCCATGCTGCCATTGTCGGCGGCATGGTAAGTTTGTTCCTCTGGTGGGTTTTCCGACTACATACGGCAGGAAACAATTTCAATGACGATTGTGCGGCGGTCGTTGCGCGCGGGTACGCCCGTGTAGTCGAAATCAAGGTGGACAGGGTAGTTGTAACCAACCATGCCGCCGTCCAATATGATCGACACGGCGTCGCCGGTCTTCGATGTTTCGGTGACGGTCAGTCCGGTGGCGGTAACGGTGAAGTCGCCGACGTGCGCGCCGATCAGGGCGCAAACGTCAGTCAGGTCCAGCGTGTAATCCAGCGCCTTGCCCGCCACCTTCTGGATGTGCGGCAGCCCGTTTTTGATGGTGTATCCGATATTGTCCATGATCGCCTACGCGTTGAATTTGAAAGTGCGCGACTCGGCAGGGAAGCGGAACGTTCGCAGCGCCGAAGCCACGAACGTTTGCGCGCTGACGCTCGCGCCTGGCGACATGTTCACCTGGCCCGCTGCAGCGGCCAGCAGCCGGTGCCGCTGCGCGATTGCGCCAGGGCTACTGCTGTTGATCTGGATCGATGTCGCCCCCACCAGGACGCTAGTCTGCTGGCCCAGCGCTGCGGTGCTCGACAGGTTGCCCTGGCTGGAATTCGCGCCGGTCAGCTGATGCCGCTGCACAGCAGCGCCAGCACTGGACGTACTGGCCTGTGATGCGCCCGCGCCGGTCAGTTTGTGCCGCTGGGTTATCGCCCCGCTGCTGCTGCTGTTCGCCTGCGTCGATAATTCAGCAGCCAATGCCGCAGACCCGGCAAACACCTGGGCACCAAAGACGCCCGCGCCAGCAAGGTACTGCGCGCCGTAGACGTTGCTCATTTACGCCACCGTTACGGGCGCTGCAAATGCCTTCGGCGAAGGGCTTTGCGTAGTTGTGCCGTCCGTGTCACTGACGACAAGGAACCCGACGCCACCAGCTGACAGCGACGTGTTCACAAGCGGCAGCGATAGGACGCCGGAAGCATTCGTGGTCGCCCCCGTGCCCTTGTCTGACGGTGCCGCGAAACCATCCGGCGCCGACTGGTCGAAGAACGCCCATTTCAGCCCGGTCAGGTTGGCGCGCGGATTGCCGCTGCCGTCAACCAGGCTCAGCGTGGCGTGCTTGGCATAGAACGCGCCCACAATTGCGTCGTATGCCTTCGCCGATATCGCCGTGATTTCTTGCGATGTGGAGTAGTGCAGGGCGGAAAACAGCCCGTTCATATCTGCGACAGCGGCGACGTTCGCATTGCTTGCGCCGATTGCCGCGATGGCGGCATGGATCGCATTAAACCCGGTGTCACTTGCACCAGTGCCGCCCGTGCCAGCAGCATTTCCAGCGGCGTTGATGTTCATCAACACCCACTTTTTGCCAGGGAAGCGCGTCACGCACCAATCGTTGATGATGGCGTTTATTGCCGATTCGTAGGTGCTGCGTGCCGTTCCGATGGCGCAATCGCCTTCACCCTGCCACCACAGCACAGCCTTGTGTCCGCCAATGTTGTTGGCGCGGTCCAGCATCGCGCCATACAGCGAAGTGGTGCTGGTAGATGCCGCCCAGGCAGACGCAGAAGTAGAACCCAGTGCGCACGGGACAAACGCGACAGGGACGCCAAATGCCATCAGCTGCGTGGCCAGTTTGCCGAAGTAGGAGTTTGTCGCGCTTCCCGAACCCTGCACTGCGTAGGTCGCAGACGCTGCTGAATAATTCGACGCGTTCGTTGTCTTAGAAAATGGATCAGTCGATGTTTCGACGTTCGGGCGCCAGCGGCCAGTTTTATCCAGGATCGACGCCGCCCATGCGGGATGCGCACCAGGCGCTACAGGCGGCACATAGGTGCCAGCGCCTGCGCCGACGTGGTTCGATTGGCCGGCAACCATGTACACATCGCCGACGCCGACTGCCACCAGCGTATTGAACACGGTGGTTTTATTCGCGAACCGCACGGACAAGTCGCCCTGTGCTGGACCGGCCAGTGTAACCGTTGCGTCGAACGCGCCCGAACCCATCGTGCCGCCCAGTGCCGCCCACGCCCCACCGTTCCAGCGATATTCAAGGGAAGTCGGCGAGCCGACATAGGTGCCGGAAATGCGCACGCTGGCATTGCCGCTTCCGTCGCGCTGGAAGATTCGGTAGTCGACAGCCGACTGCGCGAATGACGGCTGCGTAAAGGCTATGCTGTCGGCGTCAACCGTGATGTTTGCGATGCTTGGCGAAACTTCCGCCGCGTTCTGGCTGGCTCGCGCTGTCAGCGTGTTTGCAGAGCCAGGCGTCAGGCTGAACGTTGCGGACCAGGTGCCGCTTCCGATAGTCGCCGACGTGCCCAGCACCCAGGCATTGCTGCCGAACTGCACTTCGATGCCCTGCGGCACGGTGCCGGTGTAGGTGCCGGAAATGACGGATGTCTGGCCAATCGAACTTCCGGCAGCTGGGCTGGTGATGGCGAGCGCATCAGAAACGGCACTGTTCGCCTGTGCGCGGTACATGTCGCGCCCCAGCGTGGCCAGTTCGGTCGTGGTGAAAGACTTGTTCCAGTGCCAGATGTTGTTCATAACTGCGCTACCAAACGCAGTAGAACCGTATTGCATCTTCGTGGCGGCGGCCCACGTGGAATCAAATTGCGTCGTGGCTGCAGCGCCAGCGGCGTAGCGGGTAATCAGGTTGCCTTGCGCCGTGACATCCAAATCATAGACCGTCACCACGCCAGAAACGCGCTGGATCAGCGTAACGATTGTCTTATTAACGCCCCACATGGTCTGCGTGGAGCTAGTGCCACGCGGCGCTGAAGTCGATCCGGTTATGGTGGAATACCAGCCAACGCCGTTGTTCTCGTTGATGAAGAACGCCAGCGCGGTGCCAGCCGTACCAGAAATTCGCAGCACTTCGCGGACCAGGCTGGTGGAAGGCAGCGCTGCTTGCGTCGTCCAGCGGATCGCAATCAGGAAATCGCCGCTGCCGTCCTGCCAGCCATAGTTCGTTGTGCTGGTGTAGTCGTAGCTTGCGCCCAATGCGCCAACAACGCCAGGTTCGGCCAAACTGACTAGGTTTTGCGTTCCACTCTTGACCAGCGTCGGCGCTGTTGCGCCAACAAACAGCCACGGCACGCCGTCCTTGTGGCTCGCGTCGTCAGCCGTGAAGTCCCAGCCCAGGTTAAGGCCGGTCGAATAAGTCGTGTCGGCGCTATTTAGCGCAAGCGGCAGCGTGCGCTGTGAGTGGGAAACAGTCATGCTTTAGGTCGGCTGGTTGCTGGTGTAGGTCAGCTGCGGGAAGTCCACAGGGTTGCCGGACGTAATCGCCTGGTCGGTCGTTTCGTCCGTTACCCACAGCACCTTTGCCGCGCCATCGGTGAACGCAATGTGCAGGTTCGAACCTGCAGAAGCGCCTGCGGATGCATTCGCGGACTTGCCGCTGGCGCTGGTCAGCAGGCGATTGCTGCCCGACGACGATAGGGTGAAGTCGCCCGAAGCAATGGTGACTTCTGCCAGCTTGTTTCCGGTCACGGTCGCGTAGTTGTCGCCAGCCGTGTAGCCGGAAATCAGCAGCATCTTCGTTGCGGCGTTCTTGATGGCGTTCAGGCCGCCGTCCAGAACGTCGGCGTGTGCGAATTTGGCCATGTTGAAAAATCCCATTGAAATAGATTGCCAAATGATAGGCCGCACGCGGCGACCTATCCTCTGGTGGGTTTTCCTACGCCTGCGCTGCAGTGGTTGGTGCGGTAGCGCCCTGTGCAGTGTGGTGGTGCGTCTTAAGGCCGATGCCGTCCGCAACAACGTTGGCTCCAGTTACGGTGACGTTGCCGCCGTCAATCGCCGCGCCGCCGTGGCCAGTAATCAGGCCGTCAACTGTCAGCGCCTGCGTGCAGTGCGTCAGCGGCGTGTTCAGCGTCACGCTGGTTACTGCGTTGATCGTGGCTTCCTTGCAGTTCACGATAACCTTTCCGTCGCCCGCTACGGTCACGGTCAGCGTGCCGGTGGCGCTGTTGTAATCCACCGCCGAACCATCAGGGAACACCACGTGTTCCTGGTCCTTGCTGGCGGCTGGCGCTGGGTGATCGTCCTGGAATATCGCAGGCCCGATGACGGCCTGGCTGGTGTCGCCATACGGCGCGAATACCAGCCGCTGTTCGCCAGGCCGTGGCGCTGACCATGTGCGCGTCGCGCCAGCGCGGCTTTCGCCCCACGGCAGCCAGTCGGTGGTCAGGCCGCCGACTTTCATTTTCACGCGGGCGTTCGCTTCGTCCAGTTCGGATACGACGCCGACGCGGATCATGTTCGCCAGCAGTCGTTCTATTTCCGCGCTCACGGTGCCACCTGGGTATAGTCGTCTTCGTGGCCGGTGCCGATGTCGGGAGACTGGCCAGTCCATACGGTCGTTGGCGTCAGCCCTTCGTCGGTCCACACGCTTTCGCCCAGGTGGACGACTTGCCGCCACTCGACGCACCACACTTCGTACTTGTCCAGTTCAGGCTTGAAGTCGCTGCGGTATGCGTGGATCGCTTCAGGCGGTCCCATGCGCGTGACGATGCGGCGCAAGTCCTTGCGGATGAAGTGCGCCAGCGCGCCAGCCAGGACGCGGGCCGACAGCTTCGCCTGTGGCGTGCGGAAGCCCAGTATCAGGTCAGCTTCGAAGCGGCAACGGACGGCTGTCTGGTCGGTGCCAGGGTCAACGTCTGGCGCGTCTTCGAATTCCGGCATGTCCAGCAGGCAGGCCGGCGTCGGCACTTCGTCGCGGTCTTCGCGGTAGAACTCGACGGTTTGCAGGTCGGGAAACTGCGCCTTGATGGCGTCCACGATGCGAGTATGGAATTCCTCGATTGAAATTGCGGTATCTGCGTTCATGCTTCGCCCAGCTTGTATTTCACGCGGGCCGTAAGATCGCGCTGAAAGTTCTTCCAGAAAATCTGTTCGGTCTGCACAAAAATTTGGTCTTCGATGACCACTTGCGCGCGGTCGCTGACGGCCATCTGCTGTTCGATGATGTGCAGGCGGCCCTTGCCTTCGCGCTTGAAAATGGTTTTTCGCTTCTTGAACGTGCTCTTGGCGACAAATCCGCCTTTGAATTCCTGGCCGCGAAAACTCGCGCCATCGCCGCCAAGCTTCGGCGTGCCCTTAAACCAGCTTACTGGCATGTCGTTGATGCCGAACCACAGCTGCATGCCGTCGCCGCCAGAAACGCGCAGCTTCAGCGACTTAAGGCGCTTGCGCAGCATGCTGATGGTGCGCAGGGCCAGTTCGTCTTTCAACTTGCGGGCCGCCATGGTGCGCAGTGCAGTTGCAGTGCGAGCCAGCGCGCGGTGCAACGCGAACTTCACCTGCTTTTCGGTTGCGCCCAGGTCCATCACCAGCTGATCCATGCCGGTGGCGTCAATTTCGAAGTGCAACAGGCTCATTTAAGCCTTCGACAGTTCCAGCTGCGCCATGCCGTCGCCCAGCGGCTGCGGGCGCGTCATGATGTCGTAGGTGACGGTGCCGCCGTTCTTTGGCAGCGTCGCAACCAGGCTGTCGCCGCGCTTGATGCCGGTGCAGCGGTACAGCGGCAGCTGGAACGTCGGCACTGTCGTGTCTTCCACGAACTCGCCTTTACGCGCGCCCAGGTATGGGTCTTCCAGGTGCCCGGTTACGTTCCGGCTTCCGCCCGCCTGGAACTGGATGACTGCGGCCACGGCGAAATCGTCCGTGTCCATAAATTCTTCCAGATCATCCCAGGCGGGCGTGGTCATGCTTAAGCGCCGGTCTTGCCGGTGATGGTCACGCCGTAGGTGATGGCAGGGGATGCGCCGCCCAGGGTGTTGACGACTTTCACGAACTGCTTCAGGCCGTCCACGTTGCGCAGCTTCGACTGGAAGGATGCGCCGCCAGCGGTCGTTACCTGGTCGAAGGCAATGCCGCTGTCGGTGTAGGTGCCGCCGCTGGTGTCGCAGTGGGTCAGCTTCACGTCGGAAGTCTGCGCCGCGCCTTCAGGTGCGGACGAATTCAGGGTGAACAGCACTTCGCCAGTGTACTTGGACAGGTCAATAGCGGCGCTGGTGTCGGTCGCGGTGATGCGCTTGGAGAATGCGACAACTGCCTGGGTCAAACGTGCAATGATTTGCATGGTGGTGGTTCCTCAGTGGATTTTGAAATTATTTCTTTTTGCGGGCAGGCTTGTCGCCCTCGCCAGCATCGCCTTCGGCTTCAGCTTCGGCTTCGTCAGCTTCGGCATCTGCAGCGCGGGCGGCGGCTTCATCTGCAGCGGTGGCCAGCACAGCCTTGCCGCGCAGCAGCAAGCCCTTAGCGTGGTCTTCCGGCACGTCCAGCAGGACTTTGCCAGCGGGCGCAATAGTGCCGTCCACGACAATGGCGGCGGTCAGTTTGATGTTTGCGGTTTTCATGTGATCGAAATTCCTTGTCGTTTCAAAAAAGGGCGGCGCTTGGCCGCCCTTTCCCGTTCAGGTCACTGCCCTGGCTTACGGATTGACCAGGTGGCTGCCGTAGCAGATGGATTCCAGGCGACGTAGCGCAAAGTCCACGTCTTGGAACACCACGATGCGGGTGCCGCCCGACTTCGACAGGCTGGCGGTGTCCACAATCATGTCCAGGCCGCCCCACATCGCGATCAGGAAGTCCGCGAAGTTGCCGAAGAACATATCGTCAGCGTTCAGCTGGTTGGTCACTTCGGTGCGGTAGCCGTTGACGGTGTTGCCCGGTTCCCAAATGGTGGTTTCGGTGCCGGTGCCGAACTTCGGCGTGGTCTTCATGTAGCCGCGCAGGCGGGAGTGCATCAGGTACGCCATCGAATTCACGTCGGCGTTGTCTGCGGCAATCTCGGTTTCCATGCCAACCAGGTTAGGCCAGGTCGGCGCTTGCTGTGCGGCGAAGTCCACGGCGTTCATGCCGTTGTAGTTCTTCAGGCCACGCGGCTGATACTGGGTGCCGGTGCCGTAGATGGCGGCGATGTCGATTGCTTCGCTCACGGCGTCGCGCAGGTCGTTGCGCACCAGCATTTCCGCGTCAGGCGAAGACTGGTTCAGCAGCTTGCGGGTGATGTCGATGTACGCCGCCACGGTTTTCGGGGTCAGCGTGATCTGGCCGAATTCCATGCCGGTTTCTTGTGCGTCCTGGCCTTCACCCAGCCAGTAAGCCTTCGCGCGGTCGGTCTTCTTCGGAATGTCCATGGTGCCAACCAGGCCGGACATCACGGTGGCCAGCTTCATCATCACGGAACGATTGCGCAGCTGGTCGATCCACGAAGTGGAAGTGGTGTGCGGGACCAGGTGTGCGCCCGACTGGCCAGCGCCAGGGATGCCGCCTGCGTTGAACGCGCGGGTGCCCAGAACGTCGGCAGGGATCAAGATGCCTTGTGCGGTCTTGCCAGTGGCGCGCTGCGCTTGCTCGCTGCATTCGAATTCGAAGGCGGCGGCTTCACGGTCGGCGCGGGTGGCGTTCGGGTGCAGGGCGCGGGCGGCGCGCAGCATGCTGAAGCGGGCCACTTCGTCGTTCGACAGGCCGATTTCGGCGGTGCGGTTCTGCTCGCCCAGTGGCTTGCTGGTGCGCTCGTTGAAGCGTTCCAGCAGTGCGTTCTGCATGTCGGCTTCGGTCTTGCCGTCGCGGACCATCTGCGCTGCCAGGTCGCGGGCATCGAACTTGTCGCCCAGCGCCAGGATAGCGTTCGAACGTGCGCGTTCGGCGTCAGCGCCCAGGCTGCGGGAGTGGCTGTCAGCGCCAGCGGCTTCGATGATTTCGGACGCGCCGACATCTTTGCCGCTGTCGTCCTGCGCAACGCGGCACATATTGCCCTGGGCGTCGCGGAAGTAGCGATATTTCATAAGTTTTAGTTCCTCGGTAGTTGCCCGCGTTGCTGCGGATTCGTTGATGCTGCCCGCATCATCGGTTGTTTTCTTCGACTGTTCCTCTGGTGGGTTTTCCAGCGAGCGGCCAACGCCCACGCTTGGGTCAGCCGGGACGCTGACGAACGAAATTTCGAATGGCTCCCAGTCGATGACACGGAACACGTCCACGTCTTCGCGTTCTTCAATCAGCTTCAGGCCGTGGACCATGTAGCCAACAGACACTTTCGTAACGATGCCGTCCGCCAGGTCTTGCAGCAGCTGTTCGCCGGCTGGCGACTTGCTGATGCGGACGACAGCACGGCCCACAGCATCGCCGTCGATGCTCGCGGATTCCACGACGCCGCGCATGTCGTCCCAGTTGTGATTCCACAGGGACGCCGCGCTATCCTGCAGGCGCTCCATGCGGACTTCGCCAGGTGCATGGCCAAGGATTTCGATGCCGAACCAACGGCGGTATTCCAATTCGCTGGAAAACGACAGTTCGACGGTGCGCGCCTCAACGTTCACGCCGCCCACATTCGCTTCACGCTGCTGCGGTTTCTTCGCAATTTCGGCCAGTCGTTGCACGGCCTTGCTGGCGACGCCATCGGCAGCGTCGCGCGTCATCAGGGTTTTGATGGTCATTCTGTGGCTTTCGGTTGCGGTTTGGCAGCGGGTGCCGGTGGCTTCGGCTGAATTCCGAAGCTGTTCTTAATCAGGTCCATGGCTTCTTCCCGCGTGAAGCCTTCGGCCGCCAATGCGTCCACCTGGGCACGCATGTCGCGAGCCGATTCGATCCAGACGGTTTGCGGGTCTTCGCCCTGTTCGCGAATGATCGTGCTTGGCGACTTCAGGAAATTGTTTTTCGATTCAATCGCTGCGTCCACGTCGGCGCGCGGGTCGATCCACTGCCAGCGTCGCGGCTGCCAGGAAACGGCGCTGTACTGGTCGATCTTCGACGCCTGCAGCGCCTTGCCCTTGATGGCAATGCGGCCCGCCACTAGCGAATATTCCAGCCAGGCTTCGAAGACGGGCTGCACCAGGCTTTCAATCAGCCAGTCTTGCAGTTCCTTCCAGTGCTCGCGGCTGTCCAGCGTGCCCTGGCGGATGCTGGAGAAATTCACGCCTTCCAGGTCCGACGCCAGTTCGTTGTAGGGCACGCCCCAGCCGGATGCGATCCCGCGCAGTGTGTGCTTAGTGAACGGCAGGAATTCGCCCGACGACGCGGCAGGTGCGAACGTCTCGATGTGCGCGCCCTTCGGCAGAATTCCGAACGTGCCAGGGTCGGCATCGATTTCTGGCGGGTTGTCTTCGTCGTATTCTGGCCCGTCGCTGTCCTTATCCCAGGCAACCCATCCCATTTTCGAAGCGCTGATGCGCTGGCCGATCACGGCGGCTTCTTCGTATCCCTGCAGGTGGCGCAGGCGCAGCAGGCCGGTGGCCATCCACGGCAGGCCGCGCTTCTGGCCTTCGATTTCTTCCAGGAAGCCGTGAATGATTTCGTCGGCAGGGATGCGAACGCAGCGCTTGCCGCTGTACACATACGCCTGTTCGGATTCGTCCGTGGTCGTGAAGTAATACGCCGTAGGCCGCCCGTAGCGGTTGAACTCGATGCCTGCGCGCACGAAATTGCTGCTTCCGTTTAAACGCTGCACGTCCAGGTCAACAGGGCAGCGCTGCGGGTCGATGGTCTGCAGTGCGAAGCCCCACGGACCAGCGTCGCTGCCGTAGATTTTGCGCACGAAGAATTCGCCATCCTTTGCAGCGTCGCGCACGACGCCCAGCGTTACTGCCCGCCAGCTTTTCTTCCCGGTGACGGTGCAGTTGCGGCGGTGCCCCCAGTCGTTCCACGAAGATTCAATGGCAGCGTTGGCATCGGGGTCCAGCTTGCCCCTGGCGCTTTTCACCTGAGCCTGCATCATAACGCCAGGGCCGACGATGTTCTGGCGGCACATGCGGATGAAGGCGCGGGCGTGGTCGTTGTTCGCCACCATCTGGCGCGAACGCGCTACCAGCGCCACCTGGTTTCTCTGCACGATATCGTCAGCGGTCAGCGGCATGCGGCCCCAGTCTTTCGTCAGGCGGTCGCTGTCGGCGGATGCGAACATGCGCACGGCGCGCTGCATCATGCGCGAAGCCTGATGAAGCGTTGCACGGGTAGGACTGGTGTCCATAGCAAGCGAAGCAACACCGCCAGAAGAACGCAGCGGCACGCTTGGAACGCTGGTGCGGCTCGCCTGCTTCAAATAATCGTCGGGACTCATTTCAACCTTACGCGCACTTCGCGCCCAAAGACGTTACCGCCACGTGCTGCAGCGTCTTCAGCGCGCACGCGGGCCAGATAGGTGGATTCCAGCAGCAGCAAATCCTTGATAGGCGTGCGCCACAGTTCGCGCGGGCCGTTCGGCGTGCTGATGACGTAGCGCTGCTGGTCCTGCGTCGCGCGCTTTTCGATAACGGCGCGGATGTTTTCCAGGACGATGCGGTTGTGGCTGCGCACGTCGCTGCCTGCAGGCATCTGCGCCAGGTCGGCCAGGACTTCGACGCTGCCCGCATCGACTTGGATCACGACGCCATCGGCGGACACGCGCGCGCTGTACACGTACAGGCCAGGCACATAGGCGGCAGTGGTCGCTGCGGAAGCTTCCAGCAGGTGCTGCACGCCGTCTGCAACGCCTTCCAGGTCGATGGCCGCAGGTCCGCGCAGCGACACGGACAGCTGCCAGCCCGTTGCGGGGTAGCCTGCCAGTGTCACCAGCTTGGAAAGCGTCAGCCCAGCATTAATTTTTGCCGGAAGAATGTCGTTCACGTATGCCCATCACCAGTTATTCACGAAATTGCGTCGCTTCGGGCCTTTAGCGGGCGCAGAATGACGCACTGGTGCAGTTTGAACGACGCGTGGCTTTGGTTCCTCTGGTGGGTTTTCCTGCTGTTTTTCTGCTGGTTTTTTCGCGATTTCGCGCACTTTTTTCAGCGTTTCAACGAGTTTTACGGCGTTTTCCGCTGTCTTTTTCGCCCATTCTTCATTGCTAATCGGCTTCATGCGCTCTGCGATCTTCTTCAGGTTCGGCAGAGTGATCTTCAGCGCGGCATAGGCATAAACGCGGCAGTCCAGCGCTTCATTTCGCGCCTTGTCCGGCTTGTGCCACTCGCGCACAGGCTGGCCCTTCACGTAACGCGTCACCAATTTTTCGGCGGTGATCTGTTTGTACCAGTCGGGGTCACGGTCGGCGGGCACGTGGCAGTAGCCTGGGCCTGGCTTCGACTGCGCCAGGCGACGCATCACCATCAGCTTTGCTTCGTCCACGCCAACCACGAATAGGTCCACCTTACGGCGCTGCTTGCCAGACTGGCGGCGCTGTGGTGCTTGAACGATCGGCATGCCCCATCCGCCTTGCCCCTTGCCAGCGAACAGGCGGCGGCCAGTCTTGCCCTTGCAGTATTCGTAAGCCCGCTGCGTGTGGCCAGCTGTGCCGCCAGTGTCCAGCACGGCGGACTGAATGGACAGCATGTTTCCGGTTTCGTGCGTGAACTGTTCGGCCAGCAGGTCGTCCAGGTCGTCCCACACATCCTGCTGCATGGTATCGCCCCACAGCACGCGGTAATCGACGGACCAGCTTTCCTCTGCGACGCCCCAGGCGACAATTTCGACTTCCAGGCGGTCGTTCTGCATGTCGATGCCCGCCGTCAGGTACACGCCGCCAGCTGGCACTTGAACGCGCCCCTGCATCCAGCCAAGCGCTTCCGCGCGCCCCTGCAGCGTGGTCGGGTCGGCTTTCTCGCCGGTTTCTTCAAACGTTTCCGCCAGGCTGACGTTCTGGAACGACTGCACATCGCCCACTGCGATTTTATCCAGGTACGACTGCACGATGTCACGCAGACGGCGGAACGTTGAAAGCATTTCAGGCGCGTGGAATGATGCGTGCCCCTTGAACAGCTTTGCGGCCTTCCATCCGTGCCCCAGCTTTTCGGCGTTGCGGATTGCAGCGATGCGCTGGCCGTCATCCCACAGGCAGCCGCAGTGCTCGCAGGAATACATAGCCGTTTCCGGCTGGTGTTCCTGGCCCACGTCCTGTTCCCATTCCTTGATTTCCCTCGAACGGCGGCCTTCCCAGCGGACGTTCGCCCACTTGAAATACTGCGGTTCGTCGCAGTCAGGGCAGCCGACGTAGTAGCGGCGCTGGTCGCCTTCTTCGAATCCGGTTTCAATGCGCGATGCGCCCTTGACGGTCGGTGTGCTGCTGCGCGTGTTCAGCGCCTGGTCGCCGAACGTGGCGGCGCGCTGCGACAGCAGTTCGACAGGATCGCCTTCAGGCGTCGCGTCCATGCCGTCCACTTCGTCGGCCTGCGTGATCGGCGCGGAACGCCCGCGCAGCGTCTTCGGCGAACCGGCCCAGCTGAACATCAGCCAGCCGCCGACATACGAAATGATGCGGCTGTTGTTGACGCCTTCACGCCCGCGCTGCTTCGCCATTTTGTCGGCAATGGCAGGGTTCGCGTCCAGCATCGGGCGCAGCTTCGTTTCCAGGAACGTCTGCACGTCGCCTTGCGTAGGCTGTACCAGGATTTGCGAGCGCGGTTCGTGCGCGATGAAATACCCGGTGATGCACTGCTGCACGGTAGTTTTGCCCAGCTGCGCCCCGGTCATGTAGTCGATGCGGCGGATGCCAGGGATTTTGATCGCGTCCAGCATGCCGCGCTGATACGGCGCGTTGTCGAAGTCGATAGGGCCGGGGATCGCGTTGCCGACTGGGATGCGCACGTTTTCCATCGCCCATTCGGATGGCAGCATGTCCTTCGGCGGGATCAGGTTCACGGCGGCGCGGCGAATCGCGGCCAGCACGGCTTCCGCGTTGCGGAAGGCTTCGGCGATGATAGTCATAGGGTCGTGCAGCGCGTGCGCTGATGCGGGCAGGTGCGGCAGGCGCGAGTGCCGGTTATGGTCTTCGCGGTGTGGTCGATGTTGATAAGCCAGCCGCCATAGTCATGGGCGCCCAGCAGGCAAAGAAGCCAGGCGATCATTCGTCGCCCTCGGCGTCTTCGTCTTCGTCTTCCAGTGTCAGGTCGGCTTCGGCGGCGGCCTGCAGAGCCAGCGTCAGTTCCTTGCGCAGCTTGTCCTTGAAAATTGTTTCATCGGTTTCGCCCAGCAGCTGGATCACGCAGCGCTGCGGCACGTTCATCACGTTGGCGCGGATTTGCGCGAACACTTTGGCCTGGGCGCGTTCGAAATCGCGGACGGGCGCGACTTCGCCTTTCTTCTTCGCCAGCTCCAGTTCGGCGGTCAGCATCTTGGCCTGGGCGGTGCGCTTTTCGATGGCGGCCAGGTCGTCCGGTGCGTCGGCGGTGGCGTCCTTTGCGGCGCGCTCGATGCGCCAGCGTATTACATCTGCCAGGTCGAAAACCCATTCAACGCCACGGCTGCCGCGCTGCCCCACTGGCATGCCGTCTTTTACCCAGCGGTCAATGGTTGGAAGGGAAACGCCTTGCGCTTCGGCAAGCCCGCTTCGGTTCAGTTTCAGGCCCATGCTTTATTGCTTTTAGTAATGATAAATTGCGTTTTTAGAACCCACGCAGATATGGAAAGGCGCGGGCCTTATGCCCCCGCATATACCCAGGGCCTCGGAAGTACCTTTTGTTGTTGAAAAACAACAGTGTCGCATTCACGCAACATCACGCCTTCACACACAGGTGCTGTTGTGCGCGCACCACATACTGCAGCACGTTGCGCACATACCCTGCGCTGTACTGAGGGAAGGCGCGCTGCACCAGGTGCATGGCCTTCCTGTCCACCTGGTGCATGCGGCGCATTGCGATGATGTCGGCATCAGGAACGACAACTGGCCCGCTTGGCTTGCGATGATGTGTGTGCGTGCCGCGCTTGTGCGTGTTGGTGCGCATCACTCGACCTGCTCAGCCTCACGGACAGAGAAGCCCACATTGCCATACACGTGCACGGTCGCACTCTCGCCATGCTTCAGTCGCTGACCTTCGCCCATCCATTCGGTGGTGCTGTCGTCGCTCCTGTACTGCCGCACGATGATGTCCTGCGGATAGTCTGGCTGGTCGTGCTTGATGGTCACTTTGATAGTCATGCTGATGCCCCTTACTTGGTTGGTGAAATGGATTGTGCGCGATCAGCGCGAATGACTGCCTGGCAGCTGCGCAACTGGTCGGCTACGCGGTCGGCTTCGCTGGCGATTGAAACAAGAAAAGTCGCATCCTCTCGCTGAAGTTCGAGGGACGCGGCTGCATCACGCTGGCTGGTGCCGGTGCCAGCTGGGGCGGTTGCGCCGCTGGTGCGCTGGCATGTGGTGAACTTGCTGCGCAGCCCGATAGCGCCAGCGCGCAGATCAGCAATAGTACGTTCGCGTGAAGTGATTTCATTTTCGATTGCCTGCTGGTGTTGTTGATCGATAGCCGCGATGTTTGCGGCGTGCTGTTGTTCCAATCCGCGATACCGCAGCTGTTCGGCGGCCAGCGCCTTGCTGTTGTCCGCATCATGCTGCGCCATCACACGCTGGTAATGCTCGGTCGTCACATCGGCGCCGAACGAATAAGCCGCCCACAGCGCCGCCAGGACAGCAGCCACGGCCAGCACATAAGGCAAAAGACGAAGCCACACGGGCTTCGTCACGGTGTCGATGATGTTCATTTCCAAAAAATCCCATAGTGAATATGCAGTTCGGCTGCGATCACAACGGCCTCAGTCAGCAGAACGACGGCCAGCAGGGCCACCGCACAAGCCTTCACGACAGATTTCATTGCGCCCCCATACATTTATCAAATCGCTGCTTCTGACGTACCCACACGCCCCAGCAGCGCTTATTCGGCTGGCCATTCACCAGCGTGCTGCAGTCGTATCCAGCAGCGAACCGATACCGCAGCAGGCTTTTGCACGCCGCGATGTACTTCCCATCCATCAGATAACCGCGCATGCTCGATTGCCGCCAGTTGCCGATGCCATACTGCCCGGTGAAGTCCAGGTACGTGTCGTATTCCGCCTGGTACAACTCCACACCAGGCAGCGATGCCCTGAACTTCGCTTCATCCTTCGAAGCCAGGTTCTTCGCCAGCTGCACAGCGCGCTTCTGCGTGATCGTGTCGCCCATCTGCACAGGCGATCCATCTTCATATCGCGTCGAACCGTAGCCAATCGTCGGCACGTCGCCTTGCGTAGGAATTTCAGCCTTTGGCGCGAAACCTTCGCTTGCCTGCCAGGTTGCGAATGCTGCCGCGCTGATGGACAGCACAGCAACAGCAATCCGCTGCCTACTCATGATGTGCGCCTTCGGCGTGCAACAGCCTCATGCGCTCGTTGTGTTCTTCCTGCTGCCTGCGATCCTCGCGGGCCTTGAACCAGACATTCACCAGCAGGCCAATGATGGCCACCGTGATGCCGATAACCACGCCGCCTTGGCTTGACGCCATCCATCCCAGGATGCTGCCAGCAGAACCGGCATAAGTGACTTTCGAACCCATTGCCGCAACTGCGGCTTCGATTGTTTGCTGTTGATCGTTCATTTATGCGACGGCCCCGTTGATGACCTCCGCATTGTCGTTCGCCGCCACCTTGCGATCCTCTGGTGGGTTTTCCTTCACCAGGTTGCGCACATGCCGTTCCGACACGCCGATAATCGCCGCCACGTTCACAGGCCGCATGCCAGCGCGCACCATAGACAGTATCGACTGGTCACGAAACGCCCGATGAATGTTCGCGCACGTTGCCGGATACATAATTTCCCCGCCGAATGCTTCGCACATCTTCACGGCGTCGATGTAGCCCAGCGCCTTCACCAGCATGTGGTCCAGTCCCAGCCGCTTCACAGTCGGCACGTACAGCACCAGCGTTGAATTCCTCGCGCCCGGATATCGCTTATCCCTGCTGTACGCTCGCGGCAGTTTGCCAATCAGCAATAACGCTTTGTCACGCCCAATAACGTCAGCTATTTCCTGAACACTGGCAGGCAATTCCATGTTGGCATCCGTGAAATGTGAATGCCGAATTGTAATATATTCGCGCGGAAATAAGTAGGTTTGGGAAATGTTTCTTGTGTGTTGTTGCTGACCAACACGATGACCAACAACCAACGTGACAGCGATTTCCAATGATCCCCTAGGCTATTATGCAGGCGGATATATAGCCCCTCATTTTGTTTCTATTTCTTGTCATAGATAGTAGTTGGTTGTGAACATAGTAGAATCATAGACTTACAGAATGACCATAGAATTTAGGTGATGACCAACTTGGTTGTGGTGGGCAAAAAGAAACCGCCCGAAGGCGGTTCGTTGCTCTACATCATCGGTCGCTTGACCTATTCTTCACTGACTGGGGCGATATAGTATCGCTGCTGCGCTGTTCGCCGCTTCTGGAATCCAAGTTCAGTAAGAAACCGGCCCATAGCCTGGCGTTGACCTCTGCCTGTGTATTTGATGCCGCAGATGCTGATGATTTCTTCAAGTGTCAGTTTCCGGCCTGACATGCGCGGTATTGAATCCCTGATGCTCAAATAAATTTCAGCGCTGCTTTCGTCCATGTAGTCAAATCGGCGCGCTTCGCTGGCGGATACCTCTTTGCGCCGTTTTGCTTCGAGTGCGTCCGCGATTCGTTCAAGCGCTGCTGCAATACGTTCATCAATATTCATAGTTTTCAAAGATATGTTGTTGTGGTGCGCACATAATAGCATAGTCATTTCAGATTGTGCATGCGGGCATGAAAAACCCGCCACATCGGGCGGGTTCTCTCACATCATCAACGCATCAAACGGCGTCGGCGTTCGGCCCTTCGCTTTGGCCAGCAGTTTCTTCAGATGCTTCCTGGTCCTGTTCTTCGCCAGCCGCACATCGCGCCTGCCATCCTCTGCGGTGCGCTTGCGATAGCGTTCGCAGACCTCTGCCGTGGTAAGTGGCTTCAACTTACACAAAGCATCACGCCCCTGGCCCGCGTGGAAGATTGGCTGCAGTCCACCTGGCCCGTCGCTGCGCTTCCAGCCGCCGACATGCGCCCAGCCACACGCGCGCAATTCCTTGATCCAATGTTGCACGGTTCCTTTCGGTGCGCCGATGCGGTCGGCCATGTCCTTGAGCGTGCCAGGCATGGCAGCCAGGGCAATCTGCGTGCGGTCGTGGCGGTAGACTTTCGTCATGACCTGGCATCCTTCACCTGCGCCCGCACCATCCTGCAATACAGCCGCACAGCCAGCGCCAGCACAACGCACACTGCGACGAATGCCACCACTGGGACCATCATGCTGCACCTACTGCGGCCAGTGCTGCGTCGATATCCTTGATGTCCGCAGTAACCATGGAATCGCGGAAGCCGGTCCCGTCGTCGGAGTGGTGCTCCAGGCTTGCGCGGGCCGCCTTCAACGCCGCCACCAGCTGGTCCTGCACGCCCTGCTTATGCACGATGTCTTCAGCCAGCACCTTGCCAGCAGCCAGCAAGCCTTCCATGTCGCGTTGCAGCTGCTGCACCTGGTCCTGCAGTTCGTTATTGCTGGCCACCAGGTCGTCATGCGCATTGACCGCCGACATAATTGCATCGGAAGCGTCCCCGTCGTCCTTCTTGAAAATCATCGCGACGTATTCATTAGGCTGCCCCACCGTTGCCAGCATCTTCATGCCCCCAGCGGCATACGCTATGCAGAGTTTCATAAATCCCTTTCATTGCGCGCCAGCCCAATGCCGACGCCTTCAACGACAAAGCCGCGTCGTGCGCGGCGTGGGGTGGTGCTGGGTGTGGGCGGGTTAGGTGGCAGCTGCGTGGGCAAGCAACGCCGCCATCAGGCGATAGCTGCCGGTCAGGTCCAAAAACTTCATAGCAGCGCCCTGGGCCTTATATGGCTGGTCGCGCTCCAATTGTTCGGCGGTCGTGCTGACGCATTCCCAGGAACGCGCGGAATCCAGGCCCATGGCCTTGCAGGTGTCGTAGCCAGCTTGACGGGCTTCAAGCGGGATGGATTTGCCCATCGCATTAAACGGATTCAGCGCCGGTTCGGTCGCCTGGTTGATGTGTTCGGCCATGATGTCCTTTCGTTGATGCGCCCCGAAGGGCGCGGGTTGGTTTAGATACTGGCAGACCAATATCCAGCGTTATATGCCTGCTTCAACGGAACTGCGAAGCCGTAACCGCATCCAGGGGCGATCAAGTCCGATACCGCGCGAACGCTGCTCATTCGTGGCTTCTGCTCCATGCCGTGCATACGTCCAATACGGGTGGCGCGGGCCATCGCGTCGGGGAAGTCGCCAGGGTTGCGGTTCAGGTCAAATAGTTTTGCCATCACAGTGCTTTCTTCGCTTCTTTATAAGCGGCCATGAAGTCCGCTTTTTCGTCGCGGTCGATGATGAAGGCAACTTCGAAACCGTTTCCGACTTCATCCATGCAATCGGTGCTATTGAAGCTCTTGCGCAGTGCGGCGTCCACGGTTCCCAGTTCTGCTTCCGACTCAGCGTAGACGCACATTTCAATCATGCCGCGTTGAAACAGGTCTTTGCGCGCGCCCTTGGTCTGTTCGTAAGCTTTCATTTCCTTGCCCTTTCATTCTCGCCGCGCCAATCGCTGCGTCCATGTAAGTATTAAACCACAGGTTGTATGCGCGTGTAAATATTTTTCGTGTTTTGTTGCCGAAATGCGATGCTTGCGCGGTACTTGATCGCGCAATCGTTGCTGCAAAACAAAACCCGCCGAAGCGGGTTGTTTCGATCACGCTGCAGCTTTACGTGCTGCGATGATTCCTGGCAGTTCTTCTTCGCGCCAGCGCTCTGCATCATCAGGTGCGCCCAGTTGGCCGGTGACGCGGCGGCGATAGCTCATCGCGCCGCACTGCCGCCAGGTGATTTCAACAGCGCCCAGCGCCACAGCCTTGGCACGGCAGCCCAGCGAAATGTCGTAGTGACTGTGCGGCGTGCCTGGTTTCTGGTGCCATTTGCGCGCAACGCCAATCTGCGCCGCCATCGCGTGCAGTTCTTCGTCGGTATCGGCGATCATGTGGCACATAATCATCCGCCCGAACTTCGCTTTCATGTCGTAAACGTAGACGGTCATACAGCCTCCGGTTCAGTCTGTTTAAACATATCCAGCACGGACTGTTCGCCAGGTGGCGGGTTCTTCGGGCGTAGGTCGCCAGGCAGCGCATAGAACGTTGTGCCAGGTGCGCAATATGCTGGTGGCGGCGTGTCTGTCGGCCATCCTTTTTCTGGAAGGCCGGTGTATAGTTCGTTGAATGTCCTTTCAGGTCCGGTGATGGTGCATTCCGTCCCGTTGTAGTGCGCCAAATCGCCAACCTGGTTCTGCCAGATGTACACCCGTCCAACTTCGTAGCAATTCTTCATCGCTGCCCCTTCCTGCGGTCGCTGCCGGTGCGGCGTTCAAAGGCGACAGGCTGCGGCTGCAATCGCCGGTCTTCCGGTTTCTTAATCTTGGCCTGGTCCTTGGCAATCTGCGCATCAAGCTGTGCGCACAGCTGTTGCAAGCGTTCGCGCTGTTCTGGCGTGTCGTTCATGCTGCCCTTTCAGTGGTGGTTGAAATGATTTCCTGCATCCTGCGTTCGACGCCAGCGCGCAATCGCTCGCCCAGCGTTCCGTTCCTACCGATGCGTTCCAGTCGCTGTTCGCTCGCCAGCAAATCGGTGCCCTGCAGCGCCAGCAGTTCGCGTGCCGTCTGGTCGGTCCACATCCGCTGCACGGTATTGCGCAGCCGGTTCATTTCCTCATCGCCCCGCCGCTTGCCAACCAGGTTGATGAATGCCTGGCGTGCGCTGGTCGGCATGCGCAGCACGGTGCGTGCTTCACATTCGTGCCGCCATTCCTCGCTGCTGCCGTCAACTGTGCGCCCGTCGTGCGTGGTGAAAGTCTTCATCAGAATGGCCTGTCAGGGTCGTTGATCGGATGTTGTGCTGGCGCTGGTCGTGCAGCGCGGTTCTTCGGCTGGCTCGGCAACATGAAGTAACGGCCCTTCGCCTTCGGCTTCGCATCCTTGCCGGTCAGCTTCTTTAGCACCTTGCTTGCGTGCGTGGCCTGGCCCTTGTTTGGCTTGTCGTATCCGATTGCCATCAGCACTTCGCTGGCCGTCATTTCGAAGCCGTGCAGCGCTGGCTTGTCCCAATCGAACGATGCCAGAATAATTTCCTCTACCGGGTCCACGGCTTCGTGTTCCTTGTTCAGCTTGCCCAGCGCGTCGTTTTCTTCTTCCGTCAGGTGCCATTGCTCGCCACGTTTGAAATGCACCAGCAGTTCGGCCCATACCTGTTGCATGTTGATGTCGTGGCGGTAATCGATCCAGGTAACTGGAATGGTCCACCAGCGGCGATTGCCGGTATCGTCCACCAGGTATTTGTCATCGTTGACCGAAGCGCAGAACACCGTGCGGCGCTGGTATTCCGATTCCAGCCGGTCGTATGGCTTGCGCAGCTTGTCCATCGCCAGCGGAATGAACGACTTCAGGCGCGCAATGTCGGACTTACGGAACGTCGCATCAAGTTCGCCCAGTTCGACAATCCAATTGCTCAGCACTGCGGTCTTGCTGTCCTTGTCGGACGGGTCCAGCGTTGCGCCCACCAGCACCAGGCGCATGTCAGCCGGTGCCAGGCGGCGGAACCATGTCGTTTTGCCGATGCCTTGCGGGCCGGTGAACACCAGGCAGCCGTGGCCTTCGAACCCGACAGGCTGGAACACGGATGCCACAGCCGACAACAGCCAGCGATACATCAGCTTGTCCTTCAGTGCGTTGTCGCCTTCGGTTCGCACGGTGTCCAGCAGTTCCTGGATGCGTGGCACGCCATCCCATGGGCGGCCCTCGATCCAGTCGCAAACAGGGTTGTATGCGTTACGGTCGGCGATCAGCTTCAGGTAATCGGCCAGGTTCGATTGAGGCATGCGATTGCGCACAGCCATGCTGGTCAGTTCAGCCAGTGCGCAGTTCGCGGCGTTGTCGATGGTGTACATGCAGCCTGGCAACTTCACTTCCACGGCCTTGCGGATTTGGTTGTAGCGCGCCGTGATGCCGTATTGCGTCAGCATGAATTCCAGGTTCTCGCGCACGTTCAGCGGCTGCCCCTTGTCCGACAGCAGCGGATACCCAAACGGATTAATCGGCGCATCCAGCGGGTACAGCGGTTCGTTGTCGTTGGCTGCTTTCTTCGGCAGCGCCGCTTCAATCTGCGCACGCACGGCGTCCAGGCCATCCAGCAGGTGCAAGTCGTTGAAGTCGGTCGGCTTGCTCGACACATCCGAAAACTTCGGCACAGCCACCATTGCCGCCGCCACCTGGGCCGCCTGTGCTGCCTGGCGCATGCCGTCGTTCGGCTTGTTCGGGTCTTCGTGCCAGCAGTCGTTATCCGCCAGCATGATGATGATGGCGTTCGGGTACAGGTTCCGCATGGCCGCGCCGACATTGCGCAGATTGCCGCTGTCGAACGCCACGGCGGCAGGGTAGCCGGTGGCCATGTGCGCGCTGGCACAGGTTGAATAGCCTTCGCCCACCAGGATGATAGGCTGCAGGCCGCTGGGTTTGTCGCCGATGATGTGGAACGCGCCCCACTTCTGGCCGCCTGGCAGATAGTCGCGGTCACGGCCTTCCAGCATCGGGCTGGCGTTTTCAAATATCGCCTGCAGGCTTGCCAGCGTGCCGTCGATCAAGTGCAGCGGGACCAGCAGGCTGTTCGGGATGCCGCGATACACGCCGACACGCAGACCGAAGGCCAGCACCTGTTTGCGCTCCAGGTAGGCGTGGTCCATGCCTTCGATTTCTTCGGCAGCGCTCCAGATGGCGGCGGCCTTGCGGCAGGCATCGGCACGGCGTCGTTCGGCTTCGTGTTTTGCCGCTGCTTCGCGTTCGTCGCGCTCGCGCTGGCGCCGGTCGATTTCTTCCTGGCTAATCGGCGTGCGTTCTTCGCTGGCGAACTTGAACCCGAATGCCTGCGCTTCGGCGATCAGCGAACCGATGGTAACGGTGCCTTTGACGTTGCCGCTGGGCTTGGCTGACTTCCAGGTGCTGCGCGCGTCGGCTTCGTTGTAGCCATCGCCGCTGCGGCTCCAGTCGTGCCACAAGTCCCAGCCATCCGGCCCCAGTTCGTGCTGGATCGCAAATGCCATGCGTACCCACGCATCGCGGTCGCCCGCATTGATATAGGACAGTGCATCCCTGATTTCTTCGCGCGTCAGGTCGCTAAAGTCGTGGCGAGGTTGTGCGGTCATTCTCACGCCTTCTGGACTGGCAGTTTCAGTTTCAGCAGTTCCAGCGTTTCGGCGGGGATGACTCGATTCGTTTTCGGCCCTTGGCACAGCCAAATGCGCACGGTTATCGGCTGACGACCCAGCAACCGTGCAACGTCGCGCGGCTTCAGCTTGTGGTCGCGCATGATGTTGCGCAATTCTTCGTTCCTGTCGTCCATGAATATCAATTTAAAATGTTGTTTGGAAACTCAATTGTACATCAGTGCGTATGCAATCGCATACATCGATGTAAATTATTTCCGATCACTGCACATCACTTCGACTTCGAAGTTATGTGCCATCCACGGCAGTCGTGGCACGCATAGGCGCGAATCGGTTTCACGCGCGTGTCAGGCTCGCGCTGCATCTGCCCCATGGCATCGGTGGCCTGGTCATGCGTGCTGTACCGATGCTTGACGCACACGCGCTTGCCATTTGGCAGGCTGTAGGAAAACACGCGGCTGCCGTTCGTCATCACAGCAGCGCCAGCTTCGGCTGCAAGTTGTTTCATCGCCCGCTTGCGCCAGTCGTTACTGCGGCCTGGCGACTGGTGCATGATGCGTTCGCGCCGCTTGGCGAATTCCTGCGGCGTCATGATTTGCGCCCCAGTGCGATGTCCACGGCGTCCTGTGCGGATCGAGCCACGCCAGCACGTGCGCCCAGTCGGCGCATGGCTTCCATGAAGCGCTGTTGTATCGGCGCGACACGCCCGCGTTCTCCCTTGTATTCGATGAAGTGCGCCACGCCGATGGTCTGGCCCACCATTTCCTGCGTGATGACTTCGGACGAAACGCCGAACGTGTCGGTGAACCCTGGCGGCAGGCCGGTGTCGAACGGGCGAGGGTTGCGGATCAGCATATTGCCGTCAGGCAGTTTGATGCACTCGCTGCCGGTCCACGCCTTGCCGACGTTGGCGCGGGAATTGAAGATGCCAGGCTGGGCCAGTGCGTTACGGCCAGCGTTTTGAATTGCATGTTCCGACATATCCGCCCCAGTAAAAGAAAAGCCCAGCTTGAACCTGCTGGGCTGTTCGTTCCTCTGGTGGGTTTGCCGCTAGGCGGCTGCAGCAGCACGGCGGGCGCGCTTCCGTTCGTGCATCGCCGTCCTGTAGCCCTTCACCTTATCCTGGTTCTGCGCGCGCCAGGCTGCCATGTAGGCGCGGTGGCAGTCCCTGCATCTGCCATGCGCGCCACTGGCATTCAGGTGGCCGTGGTAAAACTCGGCGTGCGGCTTCTCAAGCCCGCAGGTGGTGCATGCCGCCGTCTTCACGCCGCCACCACAATCGGTTCTTCGGCCAGGCCGCGCCACACAAACCGGCTTTCATCGTCGTGCGTCGATTTGATGCCTGCGCAGTCGTTCTTTGCATCCTGCGGGTCGTCGTCGAAATAGATGCACGACCAGTATTCGCCATTCCACCAGCGCTTATCTGAACGCTTTGCGCAGAAGCCACCGTTGTAGGATGAATTCCACTCGCCCACAGCAGGCGGCGGCCCGCTCTGCCAGTCCGTCAGCGGAATAGCATCATTGATCTGCTGGGCGACTTCCGCGAACGACATGCAGCGCACCACGCCAGAACCTGCTGGGCCGTCGCAATTGACCAGGTACAGTTCGCCGGTCGGGTTGATGTAGCCGCGCGGGTCGAACTCATCCACGATGCTGTCCAGCCCGAAGTGCTTACGAATTCGTTCAGCGTAGCGCGTCTTCCCGCAGCCTTGCGGCCCGTACACGATGGCGGATTTAT